TGGCGCGCCCCCACCACACAAACTTCTCGACCACCCCCATGTTAGGCACACCTAACTCGCCGGCGTAGGCTGCCCGATTGCAGCGCGATAGGCAGGACGAAGACCGCTCGATCGTTCCAAAACGAGCCTAAAGAGTTGCATGGCAACGGCCGATATGCGGTACGGTACGGGCAAGGATTCATTCGATCGAGACAGGAGCGGGAGCAATGAAGGCTGAAACTAAGGCACGCAGAGCAGCACAATGGGCAGCCTACCAAGCACACCTCGCAGAGTGGCGCGCACTGGACGCACGCAGCGAGCTAGGCGCGGCAATGCGCCTGGCGACCGTGCGCTCGCACACCGCGCAGCCGACCGCCGCGCCGCTTGTCGCCAGTGTTGAGGTAGTGCAATGAGCCCGCAGTACATGGCCATTGATCAATATGGCGAGACATTCCACGGTCTCGAGTATCCACGGCGCGACCTACTCGAGAGACTCAACAGGCAGCATGCAGACAAGATGTACATTGACCACAAAGACGGCAGTACCTATCACTGCGGCTACATCATTGCCGGTCTTTGGCTATGTGTGTATGGGATAGAAGGCACAGTGTTCGCGACCAAGGCAAGCGCATGATCGTCGATATCTGGACAACGCCAATCGGTACCCTGCTTTGGGTCCTGTTCAACGCAGGATCCTCGCTTGGGTGCCTGTTCATATAGGAGTGTGGGCAATGAACCGCACAACTACCGACACATGCGACACATGCGCACACCTGACGATTCGCTGTACTGGTGAGTACCAGGGTGGACTATGCACGCAGGCAGCAAGCGCGCTACAAATGCAGGGTTTCGCATCAGGACAACTTCACTACTTCGATGAACTGGCATGTGAGCACTACACACACAACGAAAGGACGGCGCCATGACAGCATGCGATTCATGCGGAGATATCTCCTGCACCTTGAACCCCGAGGCAGACTACTCGCCGACTGTGGTCATCTTCCGCAAGTGGAGGACTGGCGACCACGACGTGATCGCGCTCCTGCCCGAGTTGCCGGGTAATTCGCGGTATGACTGCATGTCATACATGCACGTCGGGCAGCATGGCGCGGCGAATCCGGGCATTGTCATTGATAGAACTACTCCGGCAACGGATAAGGAATCCTCTTCACTCGCTCTTGAAATGCAGCACCTTGGCTACGTGTTGAGCGTGCGCAAGCGCATCACACCGAAGACTCGCGCGAACAGGGAACACTACTACCTGGCTACACTGGCCAGCTATCAGACATGCGCACGATATGGAGGGCAGGCAGCATGAAGGCCGACGTATCCACCACCAGATACCAGGAGGGCAACGGTACCCGCTACGTCAGAGACGAGCTAATCACCTACGGCACGCACGACAACTGTCACCCTGACGTGCACACGCAACACATCGGAATCCGTCGTTACTCCCTTTGGGTATCGGAGCAATTCGGAGACGGAGCCCTAACGCGCGACGATCGTTTCCTCGACCACGAAGAAAACGACAGTCATATCGTCGACCGCTGTACGCGCGTGGACATATCTATGTGGCTACCTATCGTCACGGCGGGAGTGTGATTGCCATGGATTGGCCATATCACCCGACTGCGCAGGACTTGCGCCGGCGGTGGATCTACTTCCTGCCTGTCGAGCAGGAGCGCATTCGCAGGACGATCAGGTCGCGCGCGGCATTGCTCCGCGCGATGCGACGGGCCCCGTATGAAGAGCAGATCGCCATAGGAATCCGCGCAGCTGCCGCACTCGAGTCAATCCGCTGGACGTATGAAGGAGCGCGCCTGCGCACACTTGGATACTGACGCCATGACGAAACGGCGCGCCGCATCGGGCGCCGTCGGCAGGTATTGGTAGCCTGTCAGGATTAGTCACCACGGCGAAGGAGCAAAGATGTCAGCATGGATTGTCAGTAAGGAGCATATCGACTTGATCGTCAGAGCTGCGACGCAGCGAGGCGACGGGTACGACAGCGGGCGCGAGCGAGTGTACCTCCGCAAGCTCGAGAGCGACGAACGGGCGCCCGATACGCAAGGGTATGACTTGACCGAATACCCGGCCAAATACGGCGGCGCGCGTAACCTCTTTTTCCAAATCGCGCCAGAGAACGCCAGCGAGCTAGGCCGCCTGCTTTGGTGGGAGTGTGTGCGCAGCGTCTCCTATCGGTACGACGACCCGGACTTCGCAAAGCTGCCCGGGTATGGGTATACGTTGAACGAATACGAGCAGTATCGGTACCCCGCGGCAATGGATGCTTACTCCGCGCGGCCGGATCCGGTGGTCGTTCTCAAGTCGATAGCCTGTTACGAGTACCAGTCCTGTGAGCATCCTGGCTGGGCAGAGAGCGACGCAAAGCGACTTTGCGAATGGCTACGCGACAAGATGATTCATTCGTTGCCCGGGTACGAGGATGCGCCGTGGGGCGTCGAGCCTGCAGCGGTGGCGTCGTGAGCGCCGTTTCAGACTTCATTATCAGAGTGTGCGAGGCGGCCGGCCTAGATCCTGCGGACGAATCGTCGTGGGACGCTATCTGGCAAGCCGACCAGGGCGCGCAGTCGGTACCGTGCGACCCGGCGGAGCACTTCGCGCAGATCGTCGCGACACTGCGGCAGGCGCCGCGGCCGTGCACGCGGTGCACAATGACCGTGTCAGGACTGCACGACGGAAACGTCGTGAACGGCCGAACCTACTGTCGGGAGTGCTCTGGCATCGTTGCGCAGACACCGACCGATAGGCGCGAACGCGCAGAGCGTGCGCGATGAGCGACCTCGAGGCACTGATAGCAATGTACTTTCTGTTTTGGGTTGCGATTTGGTATGGACTCGGCAAGATGAGCGGAGGCGGGAAGTAATGACACGCACACATTGCTACTCGTGCGCGAACACAATCACGACAGGCGGCCGATATCTCGGACTGTTTGATGACTGGGCAACGCTCCGGCCTTATTGCACGCCGTGCGCGATGGAGACACGGCGCCGAGCTCTTGCGGCGGGTATGGGGCGCGTTGAGGTGCGGCAGTGGTACCACAGACACGGCAGGGTAGCGAGGCCGCGACACTGACGCAGACCACAAAGCGCGCGATTCGGCCGCCTGGTGCGGCCGTTTCGCGTTAAGAGGGGCCGCCCGCGTCCGCCGTAGCGTCACCACGGGCCGCGCGGCGCCTGCGGGTACACTGACGCCACAACGGCCGGCCGCGCGTCAGAACGGGCCGCAGGATCCTACTCCGGGCCCGGGAGCGATTCTAGGCGCCGCAGGGGCCGCGCGACACCAGTACACGACCACGGGCCGCGCGGGCGGTACGGGGCCGCCTGGGGCCGCATGGAGGTATCGGGCAGGGTGCCGATGGAGACGGGGCGCGGCCGGCGGGCGCCCGGTACGGGCTCGGCAGGGTTTCAGCAGGGCTCGAGCTAGTCGATCGACGCGAAACAGCCCGAATCGGGCGGCTTCATAATTCTCAACAATAGCCTGTTTCCGCCCTGTTGCCAGTCTAGTAGTTGCGCGCTCATTGACCCCGCAAACAAGACCAATCCGGTCGCATACTAGCACCGTAACATGTCACCGGATGCGTCAGGAACTGTAGATCTGGCGCTAAAATCCTGGCGGAAACTGTAGATTTTTCTGCAAATTTTTCTGCAAAAAAAATTGCCGCGCCCGCTTTGTGGTAGTCTCCAAGTGTTGCGCCGCGAAAACCTTGTTGTCAGGAGCCCGGATGCGTGCCGGCAAACGCAGAATCACGGCCGCCGAAGCAGCCCGTCGCCTAGGCGTTCACAAGTCGACAGTCACAAGGTGGATAGCCGCCGGGAAGTTGCCTGCCAAGCGCACTCCCGGCGGCCACTATCGGATTCGGCCTAGCGATCTGAGAAGAAACGCCCAAACTCACCATCATCCCATCCGTCGATGAACCCGCCCCCTGGTGGTGTCTCTCCAAGAACCCCGCACAGGATGATGATTTCGTCGTGAACGTCGCCCATGTTCTCGGACATCATCAGTCCTGCAACGACATTCTTGAGTGCTTGATTCTCACCACTCGTCACGGTGTCTCCCTCCACACTCACGCCTTCACGACGGCGAGCGGCCGCAGTTTCTTCGTGATCCGCACGAGGTCCGCTTGATTGGCCATCACAACGTCGATGTCATGGTACGCCTGCCGACATTCCTCGGCAACGTCGGCCTTCTTCACCTTGTACAGGGCGATGTCCGCGGCCTCCATCTCGGCGATCACGTCAGCGGCTGGAATCGCCCTCTGCGCGGCCTTGCGCCCCATCGCCCGCCCGGCCCCGTGTGAACATGACATGAACGACTCGCGATTGCCCAGGCCCTCGCCGATGTAGCTGGTACTGCCCATGCTGCCAGGAATGATGACCGTCTCGCCGTCGCGCGCCCTGACGGCTCCCTTCCGGTGCACCATCACGTTCTTGCCGAAGTGGTTTTCCATGGTCGCGTAGTTGTGGTGTATGTCGATCTCGTCGCCCCATCCGATGCCCTCGCGGTACAGCACGCTCTGAATGGCGTGCATCATGTGCTCGCGGTTGAGATAGGCGAAGCGCAGGCAGGCGTTCATCTCGGCGAGGTAGGCTTGGCCCTCGTCTGAATCGAGCGGCAGGAACGCCAGTTCGTGATCCTTGGGCACCGACGAATGCCAGCGCGCGTTCATCTCGATGGCGAGTGCGTTGTAGTGCTTGGCGACTTGGAAGCCGACGTTGCGGCTACCTGAGTGGAGCATGAACCACGCCATGTCGTCTTCGTCTGCCTGCGCCTCGATGAAGTGGTTGCCGCCGCCAAGGGTGCCGATCTGAGTCAGGGACTTCTCGTACTCGCGCTCCAGTATGGGCAACCGTCCGTCTTGGCCGTTGATCAGTTCCTGTCCGGCCCAGTCGGGTTGCTCTTCCTGGTGGTGACTGAAGCCGGTCGGGATCGCGCGCTGGATATCGTGCATGATGGCTTCGCGCTTCGCCATGAACTCGTCGACTGTGCATTCGAGCGGCCATGTTCTCATCCCGCAGCCGATGTCAACGCCGACCGCATTCGGGATGACGACTCCCTGTGTGGCGAGCACGCCGCCTATCGGCATCCCGTAGCCCTGATGTGCGTCGGGCATGATGGCGACGTGGCGGAAGGCGAAGGGGAGATCGGCAAGATGCCGCGCCTGCTCCATCGCGCCCTCTTCCATGTCGTCCGTCCATATCTTCAGCGGCACGCGTCCGGTGGCATCAATCTGCATGGTCACCCCACCTCTATCGCCAGCGCGTGTTCATCCACCGCCCGGATGGCCCGATTCAGCGTGTCGATATTCGTCACCAACGGGTTCCGCGACATCTTCGTGTAGCAATCCACCTCCGTCTTCAGGTTCGCCAGCTCGAGCTTCGCCGACATCGAGCGGATGTTCTGACGGTGGGCGCGGCTTCTCCGCTGTAGCCGGTCCACCTCGGTTGTCAATGCGGCGATGTACGCCATGGACTCGGCCTTGGCCATCTTGCCGACTTCTGATTTGGTAAGGATGTTCACGTGGTCCCCCTTGGGTCTAGTGTCACGGTTGAGTTAGCGCCCGTGATCGGGTCTGTAACCGTTATGGACGAGAGTTTCTGTGGTCCCGGGTCCGCCTCTTTCTCATCCGCGAACACATCCGCCATCAGTCGCTCCTTGTACCATTCGGGCGCCCCGGCGACGGACTTCCGCAACAACGCGCCGCCGAACTCCCGCCAGAGGAAGTCCTTGATGGTGTCGATCTCTTCCTCCGTGATGTCGCGCTGAATCTCCTTGATGAGCGGCCCGATGTCGCGCGGGGCGTTCTCAAGGCGACCGTCGTCGCGCAGGTGCTGAACGGCCTTCTCCCACCGCGCCTCGCTCCGGTATTGGTCCTGGAACACGTCCCACTTTCCACGCGCCGTGTTCTCGATTCCCCAGTTCTTCTGGTGCTTCTCCTTGAACGCCTCGCTGACGTATTTGCCGCACATGAGCGGGATCGGTTGGCCGCCTAGCAGAAACGGGCGCTGGTAGTTCTTCACGACCACGCCCTCGACGGTGGTGCCGCCGAGGTAACTGTCCGTGGCGAGCAGTTCTTGGAGTTGCGCCACAGCCTCGACCTTGCCCCGGTACAGGAGCGGTACCGCTTCCAGCCCGATGCTCGCCGCCAGATCGGCAAGCTCGCGCCAGTCCGAGACGAAGGTGCCCCCTGGCGTGCTGGCGCCGAAGACGGCGATGTTGTTCTGCGGGACGCACTCATACGCCAAGGTGTTGTGCTTCGGCTTGCGCAGATACTCGCCGTAGAAGATCACGTTGTTGGGCAAGTCGAGGCTGAGCACGTAGTCGGCGGCCAGATCGAACATCCGGTCGACCGCGCCGGCGTGCTGTTCCTTGCCCTTCGACCGCATGTGGAGTTCGCCGCTGACCCGCCCAAACACCCACTGCGAGCCGTCGACCTTCTCGGTCACCTCCACGTCGTCCTTGAACAGGTCGGCGATGTAGTCCTGGCCGATGGAGAATATCTTGGGGAACGCGCTGAATCCCACCAATGCACCTCCTGGAATGATTGCCGTGCAACCATCCTAGAGGGCAAGAGTGGGGACGGAGGAGGCTACAGGGAGTTGCAGACGTGAAAAGGCCCGCACGGTGGCGGGCCTCGGGTCGCGCTGTATGCGGGGGCGGCTAGTCCTTGCGTGGCCGCCAGTTGGCAAGTCGATAATCGAGAGGTGATTGCGGGTTGACGTGGGTTTCGTAGGCGAGTTCCCTACAGGCGTCTCGCGCCACCCACTCCCACTTGTCCCGCTCCACCTCCAGCTCGGCTAGGGCGGCGTCAGCAGCATCAGCTACTTCGCTTCGCTCGACCGCCCAGTACTCCTTGCCGCGCACGATAGCGCACACCCTCTTGTACTCATCCATGGCACTCATGGCGTCCCATTCCCAATCCTTGCCAGCTCCGCGTCCACCCACGTCACCCTAACGCGCCAGCGACCACCCTGCCGCACGGCCGGCACTTTGCCCGCCGCAATCCATCGCGTCATCGTCGACTTGTTCACGCCGAGGCGGCGGGCGGCGGCGGCGGCGGTGATTGTCTGGGGGCCGGTCATCGCACGTATTCGTCCCAGATGGCCCGCAGGCGGGCGGACTCGGCGTCTGGGATGCTGCGGTACTCGGCGACCTTGTCGTTTTCATCGAGCAGGTCGGCGTAGGTGCTGATGAGGACGTGGGCGGCGGCGAGCGCGTCGGCCTGCGCCATATTGCGGTTTGTGATGGGAGAGAACTTAGCGATGACGCGGCGGGCGGTCTCAACTTCGGCTTCGATCTGCTTCGGGTTCGTCGTGCAGTACATGATGCCCTCCGGGTCGGTATCTGCTTACAGTCTCAGTATACCCCTACTCGCAACGTTTGCAACCCCTTGGGCACGATTGATTGCACGGCCAATGTGCAATTGGGGCGCCAGTCGGTGCAATTCCCGTGCGATTAGATGTCAGCCCAAGCGAGCTGCGCGGAGCCGGCGGTATTTCAGTAGCCCAGCCTCGCCAGCCAAGTACGCGAACGCCGCAGCCATCGAGTGAGGACACTGTGCGTTACCGAGGCCGCGCAATCTGTCCACTCTGGCGGGAATCCCTGCAGCCACTCGACCCACAGGGGCGAGAGTGATCCAGGGGTCGACTTCGTATCCGTCACCGTCTGCGCGTACAGCGTGTCGCTCGTCTCGCGGCTGTTCCTGCGGCCGGCACACTGACTGTCCTCGGCTCGCGGGGTCGCATACGTCTGCCGGGTCGCACCACCACGGGCTACCGCCACATTCAGCGGGTCCGAGTTGCGCTCCCACTGACTCGGCCCCGCGTCGTTCTTCGCATCCTGCGCCGTCACGGTAGGCCAGTATCCACAGCCGCTTGCGCCGATGCGGGGCACCGACATCGTCCGCTCCCAGCACGCACCACTCCGCATCGAACCCCGCTTCGGAAAGGTCGCCGAGGATGCCGCCGAACATGCTTCGTCCGGCAGCATCGCGGCTTGTGAGGAGACCGGGTACGTTCTCGAAGAACCCGAGGGGAGCGTCACTTTCTCGCAGTACGCGAAGGGTGTCAGGCCAGAGGTCTCGGGAGTCCAGTCCGCCGAGGCGGTTGCCGGCTTGGGAGTGCGGCTGGCAGGGGAAGCCACCGGTGACGATATCGCACGATCCGGGGACGGGGCGGAAGTCCCGCACGTCCAAGTGGCGGGGTACGTCGGGGAAGCGGGCGGCGAGCACTCTCTGGCAATAGGCGTCGTGCTCGACGAACTGCACGGGCTCCCATCCGAGGATAAGGCTGCCGAGCAGGCCGCCGCCGGCTCCGGTGAAGAGGGAAAGTTCTCGCATGGGTCTCCTTCGTCCATGCACCAATCATGGCGCACGGATGTGGGGACGGAGGACCGCTACAGTATCGCGGCGATGATGTCCCTGACGCGATCCATAGTTTGCGGGTCGACATGCGAATACGTCGACTGCAGCACGCGCGACGAACTTTGACCGAGGATGCGGGACAGCTCCTCGTCCGGTATCAGCCCCCGCAGCCGGGTCGCATACGAGTGCCGGCAAACGTAGGGCGTGAGTCCCGCGAACTCGCTGCCCGCGATCAGCCTGCGCCACGCCAGCCGGAACGCCTGCACCGTCCATGGCCCGCCGGGGTTCTTACGCGGGTCCAGCGACGGGAACACGTAGCCGACCTCCGACCATCTGCCGAGCCGCAGCTTGTACTCGGATTGCCGGGCCTTGTGCGCCTTCAGCATGGAGATCAGGTTCGGCGGCAGGGGCACGTCCCGCTGGCCGCGCCTCGTCTTGGTCGTCTTCCGCCGCGGCTCCCGGCCCCGCGCCGCCTCGAGGTTGTGGTAGACGTGACAGGTGCCCGCCTTCGCGTCGATGTCCTGCCACAGTAGCGCCATTGCCTCGCCGGGGCGGACTCCGGTGCCCAGCATGAACATGGTCGCGTCATGCACCTGCTGACGACGTTCGGTAGTCATGTGACCACAATCAGTAGTCGCCATGTGCCTCAGCAGCGCCTGGGCCTCGTCGGCGCTCAGTGCCCGCTTCTCCTGCGTGTCGATCTGCGGCTTGTCCCGCCGCCTCAGCGACGAGCAGGGGTTGCGGAACAGGAGGCCGTCGGTCGTGGCCTGGTCGAGAATCGTGGCAAGCAGATTGGCGACCTTACGAGCGGTGGTTCCGGACAGGCCCGCATCCGCGAGGTCGCCATGGAATGTGCGGACGACCATCGGCGTGATGTCGACGAGCTTGTAACCGCCGAGCCGGGGCGTGATGTGCGCGTCCAGTATGTAGGCGTGGTGTTGGTGGGTCTCCGGCGAGCCGCGGCGCAGTGATTCGGCGTACCAGTGATCGGTGTACTGTTCGAACTGTCCTGATTTCCCTGACAGTTGCCCCCTGTCGCGCTTGGTGAGCAGTTGCCGCTCCAGCCGCTTGGCTTCGGCCTCGGTGCCGTGGACGGTCCTCGAGATAGCCTGTCGCTTGCCGTCGGGGCGCGGGCTGGCGCGCAGACGGACGCGGTAGAGGCCGGGGGCTAGGCGGTGGACGCTCACTTGGGCTTGTGCTTGGCAATTTCCTCTTCGGCCAAGTCGCGCCGTATCCATTCCGTGCCAGTAGGACCCCGCAGAACGTGCCCGCGCTCAGCCTCGTATGCGCTCTTGTACTTGGCCGCGAGGCGGGCGAGGGCGAGGATGGCGGCGTCGTCAATCTCAATGATGTTGAGCGCATGTTGATGAGATGCCTTGGCGTCGTACCAACCACGGGACATGCCGACCTTTTCCGCCTCCGCACACTCCACGCCCGCCGCCTTGAGGACTTCTCTCGGATCGTCAGTCATCCCAGTCCTCCTACGGCTGCCATGACCGCCGCCTTTACCAGCTCCAGCGCCTGATTCTCCGTGAACCCGGCAGCCTGATAGGACAGGAACATTTCGTGAGCCGCGATGGCTCCCTCCATCATCGTCGAGATTGGGTCTTGGGGGCCGTCAGTCATCCCTGCACCGCCAGCGTCGTCTTCCACTTCTCGGGCGGAAAGACGCCGACCGCGAACGGGCGAACGAAGATGTCCACACGGGTGGGGAATTCCCCGGTGTCGATGTACTCGATCTCGACGGCATCCGTCTTCCCGGCCTCGAGGATTTCGAGGTCCACTTTCGACTTGAACTCATGCCAGGTCACGTCAACCACCCTTCCCGCTTATCCATTCAGTCATCGTCGCGTCCGCCTGACATCTCAGCGATGGTGCGTTCGGCCATGAGCAAATTCCAACGGACGTGCTTGCGCTTCAGCATGGTCTCCAGTTCGTCGCGTTCCGCCTCCAGTTGGGCGATAGCGGGTTTGGCGTACATGTCGAGAATCGTCTCGTCACTCAATCCGCGTGAGTCCTCGAACACTTCATGGGCCTGCCCCACGTAGTCAACGCCCATCATGCCTCCATTCTAGCACAGTGTGTCATAATAGGTGTCACGCCGTTTTGCACGCCAAAGTGGCGAGTTACGGAAAGTAGGGATTTGCAGGTATTTGCGTGGTGGGCGACGTTGGAATTGAACCAACGACCTCGTGCTTGTCGAGCAGGCGTAAATGGTGCTCTCAGGCACGCTGAGCGTTTCGCCACGCACAAGATTTTGAGACTGGCGAATCTGCTAGGCTCGGTTAAGTGTGTCATTTTATGTGTCACGGCTTCTGCTCGCCGCCTCGGCGCGGGCGCGGAGGTCGGCGGTTACTCGTATCACGAGTAGTTCGCATGTCGAGTCGTGCTGCGTCATTCCGCGACAGTAGGTACAGGGAAAATCGCTCTCTATCTCTGCCGGATCGGCATCAGCCTTACGAGCACGATCCTCCCACCCAGCCCGATTCTTCTCCTTCAGACTTGCCCACTCTTTGCAATCTAGGTTTGGGCAGCGAGGGAATGGGCGTCCTCCTAGCGCGGCCTCCAGCTCGGCGATGGCAGCGTCGGCGTATTTGACAACGGACGCGGCCTCCCTCGTTTCCGGTGGGTCGTCCTTCCACATCACGCGGTACTCCTCTACAGCGCTCATTCCTCGCCTCCATCGCGGTGCTGCTTGGTTAGCATCGTCCTGTCGCTCACGGCGTACCCCCCTGATTGATTGCGGTCATACCCCCGCCTCGTGTAGCGCGCAGCCATGCCCCGCCGGTGACGTGTCTGCATCGGGGAACACAATGTCGCCCCGGTGGCAGACGCCGTATAAGCCGCCCATCATCTCGAATTGGTCCCGCCAGTAGCGGCAGTTGTCGCAGCGGAGTTCGGGAGCGGCGTCGACGACAGCGAGAATATCGGCGAGGTCTATCGAGCCGAGGTCGAATGCGTCCCTGAGCATGGCACCCGCTGCGTCCAGTTCCGCCCGCAGCGCGTCTGCGTCAATGAGCTTCATACGGCACCTCCCAGCGCCTCGGCAATCTCCCGCGCCGCCTCACCCGAGCGAATATCCGCCTTCCATTCAGGATGCTCCTGCCCGTACAGAATCCCGGCGCGGTAGGAGTCCTGCGCCAGGTCCAAGCACGGGCACGGGACCAACGCCTCGCCGCACATCGGGCATTTGGACGGGACGAGGCCGTGCGGGTTGTCGGCGGCGCAGGTGATGGACGGGGCGGCGTCGAGGATGGTTATGGTGTCGGTCACGGCGACTCGATACGACGAGTTCTTCCACGGTCGCAGGTCGTCGCGCAGTTCGTCCAACTGCTCCCTGAGCGCGTCTGCGTCAATGAGCTTCATGCGGCACCTCCCAGCGCCTCTGCGATCTCCCGCGCCGCATACCCCGAGCGAATCATCGCCCCCGTGTAGTGGAACACGGCCCAGCCCAGGCGCGAGGCGGCGTTGAACTTCTCGGCGTCGCGTTGGTAGCCGGCGCCGCGGACATGCCGGCCGCCGCTCCATGTTCCTCCGTCGCACTCGATTGCGATGAAGCGGCTGGGGTAGGCGAAGTCGAAGCGCCACTGGGGCGCTGGCTTGGTGGTGAATCGGTACTCACGCTCGGGCACCGGCAGGCCAAGTTTAGCAAGGTCTGCTAACAGGCGATCCTCCAGAGACGTGCGCTTCGCCTTCGCGATCAGCCGCTTGGCCTCGGCGGGGGTGACGGCGCTCACTCCCCTACCTCCAGCACGTCGAACTCCTGCACGTCCTTGAGCATCCCCAGCAGGACCCTAACGAGCCCGTCCTTTGTGTCGGCGAAGAGGCCCATGGCGTTATCAGTCCATGCGTCGCCGCCGTCTGCTCTCAGTCCCTCGTACACCTCGCGCACCTCGAACATGTCATCGGTTCGCCCGTCGGGCATTGTGATCGTGCGATGGGTTGCCTGATAGCGCCGGGTCAAAAGGGCCTCATTTCTGCGTGGCGCTTCCTGTGATGTGGGAGGCACAGCACCGTGCACTTCGCGATCTCCTCACAGAGCGCGTTCAGGGAGTAGTTGTACATCCGGGAGACTTGGTACTTCTTTGTATCCGGGTCAAGATGATGATGTTCGAACTTTCCCTCGTGTGTACCGCAATCGTCGCAACCTTGGGTCCGCCTCAGGATGTTGAGGTTAGCCGTGAACCATCGTTGCCGCCTGGCATCTTTCTCGCGTATCTCCTCGCGGTGCGATGAATTGTAGGCGGCCTGGTAGGCAAGTCTCTCGTCGCGGTTCTCTTGGTACCAAGCCGCCTGGTAGACCCGCTTGGTCGTCACTGTGTCACCTCCGGTAGTTGTCTGGTTGTGGTCAAAATGGCGTTTTCAGTTTCGGGTAGTGGGGAAACACCCAGCGACGATCCGACCGGCGGCTCTGGTAGTGCAGCCGCGGAATCCCGGGCCACAGGAACAGCATCCAGAAGCGGCTGCCGATGTCGAACACGATTTGTCCGCCGTAGCGGTGCAGGTCCAGGCGGAAGCTCAAAACTCCCCCTCCCACACGCAGTCGAAGCAGACGCCAGGTCCGCCGACCGTGCCGGCGACCAGGTGCGAGCCGCATTCCGGGCAGGCCCATTCGCGCTGCGCCTCTTCGGCGCTCGTCTCGCGGCACTTCTTCAATACCAGCGCCACGGGAGGCAGTTCCATCTCGTCGCGGATCAGGGCCGCGATGGCGTTGCGCGTCACCTGCGGCGTGACCCCTGACTGCATGAGTGCCATCACGTACACCGTCTCACTGTCCTGCCGCCAGCTCGCACGCGGGAAGGCGGCGCCGAGCATCCTGACTGCCTGTAGGAGTTCCTTCGGTTCCGTCGTCTTCTGCTGTACCAATCTGGTCATGCTCATCTCCAATCAGACCGAAGGCTTGCGCCCCGGCGTCGAGAACGTCAGTGAGGTTTCCAGTAGTGCGTTGCTCCGGAAGGTAGTTCGCCGGCGGCCCATCCGCCCAGTCCTCCCAGCGTCGCTGGTTGAGGAATGTCGACGGGTGTGGACAGAACGTCTTCTCCTGCCAGCCGCGGTCGACGCAATCGCGCATGGACTCGGCGGCGGCGGCGGCGGCGGCGCGCACCTTTTTTGGTACACGCTTCCACGCCCGGCGTGCTACCTGCTTCGATTCCTTGCGAGGGTAGGGTGTCCAGAAGAGGTCGAAGTCGTCAGGAGGGGTTGATTCGATATCGTTCGATTCGGCAGAATCGGACAATAGTTCTTGATCTTGTTCTTTCTTAGTCTTAGTCTTAATCTCCGCGCGAGGGTAATGTGTATGTAACGGTGATGTAACTGTTACCGAATCGCCCTGAGCAGGCTTTTCTCTGTGCCGAGCCACACGCCGCGCATTGTCGGCCCGTTCGGCAAACAGCGCGCCGCCCCAGTCAATCCAGTCGTGAATGAACAGGCGGTCGCCTTCGTAGCAGAGGAATCCTGTGTCAAGAAGTGATGTAACCATTACGTCACCGTTACCACTCCACCCCACGGCCCGGGCCAGTGCCCGATGCTTGAATCGCGAGATATCTCCATCGGGGGCATCGGTGAAGGCCATGCGCCACAAGCCAGAGAGGAGTCCGTCGACGAGGATCGGCGTGCTGTCGAGCTCGGCGACGAGGTCGTGGAACGCGGGATGCGAGCGCAGGGATGGGTCCGTCTTCTGCCACTTCTTCTCTGGCTTCATCCTTGCGCCCTCAACGCCAGCAACTCTGCCCCGCAGCGCATGCAGGACCGATGGCTCGCGACAAACTCCTCTGCCGTGCCGAAGAATACGGGGAGCGACATTGTCTCTGCCGCGGCAGCCTCACCCTCGGCCCCATTGGACAATCCCAGGAGCCTCAGCACGAGGTCGCAGCGACGCATGAGGCGCACGTCGTACTCGTACCAATAGTCGACGTTGTGGGGATGCAAGAGGTGTGTGAATAGCGAGAGGTGGGGGACGATGACGACGTACCCAGCGGCGACCAGGGTTTCCCCCGCGTCAATCGCCGCTCGCGTGTTCACAACCGGGTCGGGATGCGTGTAGGGGCCAGAGACGAATACCCATGCGTCGAATCCACAGGCGGAGCAAGTCAAAGCAACTCCCCGTCTACCGCTCGCCCGATGTCGCACAGCGCCCGCTCGAGGCTGCGCAGGCGGGTGATGATCTCGTTACACTGGTCGTGAAATGGGCAATCGACTCTCAATTCTTGAGGGTTAGTGACTACAGGTTGAGGCTCAACGTCACTGAGCCTAACGTAGTGTTCGCAGGCGCGCAGGTCTTGGCCCACTGAGTCGCAAAAGGCGGGGTCTTCGAAGCATGTCATGCAGGTCTGGGTCACGATATTCCTCCGTGGTTCGTTTCATCATGGCGCGCAGCGGTGGCGACGGAGGCGCTCACGTCGTCACCGCCAGTTGCATCTGATCCCGGTGCGGTGCGATCCGCCGCTCGGCCATCTCGGCGTACTCCGGGTTCAGTTCGATGCCGACGAAGTTGCGGCCGAGGCGACAGGCGACCACGCCCGTGGTGCCGCTGCCGGCGAAGAAGTCGGCGACGGTGCCGCCAACGGGGCGGCCCGCCAGTACGCACGGCTCGACCAGCTTCTCGGGGTAGGTGGCGAAGTGAGCCTCGGGGTACGGCTGCGTGGCGATGGTCCAGACATCTCGCTTGTTCCGCGTCGCAGGTGGCGGGCCCGAGAAGTACCGTTCGTTGAAGCCCGCGTGTCGTCTGCCGTGGCCATCCTGCTTCGTCTGACCGGGTACGTCGGTACGAGGTGAACCCGTCACGTCATGCCACGAGCGGCCGTCAGTGGGTTCGGCTATGGCGTCGGAATCGTAGTAGTAGCGCGCCTTCTTCGTGAGCATGAAGAGGTACTCGTGGCTCGACGTGCATCGGTCCCGCACGCTCTCGGGCATACACGAGGTTTTGGCCCAGATGATGTCGCTGCGTAGGTACCAGCCGTCGTCGCGAAGGGCGAGCGCGACCGTCCACGGTATCCCGACCAGGTCCTTGGGCTTGAGGCCAGCGACGATTGTGTTGCGCTTCGTTCCCGCACCAGAGTCCATCGTCTTCTGGTAGCGCGCAGAGTTGCGCCCCCCATGCAGCCCGGTCGTTTCCGGCGTGAACCCCTTGCCGTTGCCCGGTGGTGTACTCGCATACGAATCGCCGAGGTTGAGCCACAGCGTGCCGTCGTCTCGAAGGATTCTGCGCACCTCGCGGAACACGGCGACCATGTTGGCGACGTAGAGTTCGGGGGTGGGTTCGAGGCCGAATTGCCCGTCTGTGCCGTAGTCGCGCAGCCCCCAGTACGGCGGGCTGGTCACGACGCAGTTGACGGACCCGGCTTCGAGCGTCGGCAGGATGTCGAGCACGTTGCCGACGTGGACGATGGCGCTCACGCCGTCATCTCCATCTGCCCGAACTCCCCCAGTATCTCGAGGCAGCCCGCATGCACCCGCCGCTCCCAGCACGGCGAGCAGTAGACGCCCCCCTGCAGGATGTGGTCGCGGGCCAGGTACGCGACGCAGCCCGGCGTGCCACAGCGGATCGGTGGCAGCGGTACCCGCGGATGGATACCGAAGTCGGGGTCGAACTCCAGCAGGCACGGACACGGCCTCATGGTGGTCATCACGTACATGCCGCCGCGGTGCGACCCCGGCTGGTTCACGTTCACGATGCGGAACCCGTCCGCGACCAGTGCCCCGAGCGCCTTGTGTATCTGGCGACGCGCCGACCCTCCCCACTCCATGCCGGCCAGTTCGGCCAGCGCGAATGTGGTGCAGGGACGGGTCGAGAGTGCGGCGACGATGGTGGTGCGGAGGTAGGCGGATGCGCTCACAGCTCCCCCTCGTGGACCGCTAGGCACCCCTTGCAGATGTACCTCGGCCGACAATCGGTTGCCTCCGCCGAGTGTCCGAGAATCGGCAGGCCGCAGCAGGTGAGGCGATGCTTCTCGGCCAGGGTCCACTCCCATACGTCGGAGCGAACGTGCCAAACACTGCCGCCGGGGCGCTGGTGTACGAATGTCGCGGCGGTCACTCCGTCCCCCTCTCGGCCAGTGCTTGGATGGCAATGCGGTGCGCGGACCCAGGGGTGGTCGACTGAATCGCAACGAGGGCAGTCCTCAGCCGCTCAACCTCCGCTTCAGCCAACTCAGCCCTCATCACGGCGTTCTTGAATAGACGTTCATCAGTGAAGTAGGGATTGAGAACGGCTTCCTCCGTGGGGCCTCTGTCGATTCTGCTCACGAGTTCCCCCTAGCTTTGTATTCAGCACGGGTCATCCCGTAGGTTTTGATGTGGTAGCGGTCGTTGCGCTTCTTCCGCTCGCAGACGCGGCATGTCGAGTTGTGTATGCCGCCGAGGCGGAATGTGAAGTTATCGCCAGTCGCAGGCTTCAATGCTCCACAGGCGCTGCACTTGACCATGCGCAGGCAGCCGCGCACCGCCCCGGCCGCCGCCTTCGCCCTGTCGGCGCGGTCCGAGACGCGCTTCTGTTTGGCCTCGCACCTGAGGCACGTGGTGGCACGCTCGTCAGGTGTCAGCCGCCGGAACGCCTTCTCGGCGTCCAGCCGGCCGCACGTGTCGCAGACGATGAACCGTATCCCGAGGTAGACCATGAAGTCCGGCGCCGGCTTGTGCAGTTCGCACGTCGTGCCGCCGTTGTACCGGCTCAGGATCGTCTTGCATCCGTCATGGCAGCAGCGGCGGCCGGCGGCGTATGTCTTGACCCAGTTCGCGGTGACGTTCCAGTCGTCGATGGACCAGCGGGCGTTGCGGGTGTCGTCGGTCATCCCTCGACCAACTTCCGCACGCTGGAAGTCGACACCAGGAACCCAGGCACGTCCTCAATCCGCCGCAGTTTCCCGGCCTTGACGAGCCTCTTGACCGTGGCTGCGGAGGAGTAACCAAGCTCGACCGCTGTTTGCTCGATGGTCATGGTCGCTGGCAGTATCGCCCAGTGGTCGATCTGGACGATGACGTTCGGACCGCCGGGGGCCGCGCCGGCTACGGCTTCGCGGAGGAGGGAGCGGGCGGTCACGCCAGCGCCTCCTTCACGGCCCACGCCTTGAACTCGGCAGCCTCGCCGTGGGTGAGTTCCGAGTTCCCGCGACCGCCGAAACGCTTGCGGTACTCCTTCACGGCCGCGCCGTCGACGTGGGCCAGCGCCTCGCTCAGCAGCTTCTTGTCGCCGGTGGTCGCGGGCCGCTTCGGGTCGTCGGTGGCGAAGAGTGCGCCGCGTCCTGGCATTGTGCCGTCTGAGGCGATTGGGCCGCTTTCGGCATCGGTGGTAATGTTGAGGGTTTCGACGCCGCCCTGTGGCTCCCGTGAAGCCTCAGCCGTATGCGGGGCGTCGTCGGTGAAGCCGATGTCGTCGTCGTTGACCTCGCCGGTCACGGGGTCGACGGTGGCTGGCGGCGCTTGCTGCTTCGTCGGCATCGTCGCTAGGCCCGCCATGAGCGACTCCCACACGACGTGGGGCATCCCGGCCAGCTCGCCGGTGTACTTGGCCTTGGCGGCGAGGTTCTTCTTCACCTCGACTTCGCTTATGTCGACGCGCTTCATCTCAGCCAGCAGTGCGTCGTACTCGTCTTGGCCGATGATCTGGCCCGTCTCTTCCTCGACCGCCGTACCCTCGTAATCAGCGGTCCCGCCCTCGATGATCCGCTGTGCCTCGTCTTCGTCATAGATGCCGCCGAAGCCGAAAGCCTCACGGATGCCTTGGATGCGGGCCTTGTGGCGCAGCATGCGCTTCGTGTGGCTCTGCCACGGTCCTTTGTAGCCGTTTCGTGGCGGCACGTAGCACTCGTCGAGATACTCGCGATGCACGGCCGGGACCTGGCGGCCCTTGATGTGGATGCTTACCTCCATCCACTCGGGGCATGGCTTGGCGTCTTTGTCGATCTGCACCATGTTGTCCGACGCGGTGACCTCCTCACCGAGGAAGTCTTCGCGTGGTTTCCCGTCGGGGTGGTGAGTCTCCAGATGATTCCAGCCGTCGATTCCAACGATGGGCACGATGGCGCCCTTGTCGACGAAGCCGTGGATCTGCTTGGTCCACACGTCGAGGCCGTAGCGGTCGGCGATCGCCAGGAACATAGCGAGTTCCTCGTCGGTCGCTGGCCGGTCTTTGGTCTTGAGCACGGTCGCCTTGACGACCTGCTTGAAGTATTCAGGCGAGAGCCCGAGCGGCGCGGAGAACTTCTCGAGCAGCGTCACTGCGGTGCCTGGCTTGCCGGTGGTCGTCATACCACCATCTCCTCATAGATGCGCACGCCGGGGATCTCGCGCACGCCAGCCCGCACGACCTTGCCGAGCTTCACGGCGTCGGGCATCTTGTACTCGTCTGACAACACCCCGAAGTCGAGGACCTCGTGCTTCCATGTGGTGCGGATCGTTACCGAGCCGGACTCGGTGCGCACCGTCTTCGGGGGTGCCTGCACAGTTGGCATGGGGATGAGGACCGGCGGCGCCTCGATGCCCTTCTCTTCGGCCTTCGCCGCCTGCCGCGCCTGCTTGGCCTCGGCGAGTTTGCGTAGGCGCTCCTGTTCCTTGCGTGCGGCTTCGCGCTGAGCAATTGTCCACGTGAGGTGCTTCTGGCCGACGATCTTCTCGGTCGCCGCCAGAGGGTCATCGCCCGCCTTGAACTTAGCGATGATGCGCTTCTTCTGCGTCTCCAGCGGGTCCGTGAACCAGTGCCGCAGTTCGTCCCAACGCTTGCGCGCCGTCTTGACCTGCGCCAGGAACTCGACGGCCGCGAAGTCGCTTTCGTCGTCGACGATCTCGATGCTCTGCGCGCGTTGCAGTAGCTCGATGGACCCCTGCGACAACTCTTGCACGCGCTCGTCTTGCTCGATGACTTGCAGTTCTACGTTCTCGGCCGTGGTGGCCATGTCAGATCCCTCGCTTTAGGTCGTGGTACAAGTACAGGCAGGAACAAAACCCCTGAAAGTCGCTCTGGTGCCGTGTGTGTTCGTGGAACCGCGCCGGGCCGGTCGCGTCCCGCGGGATGTGCAGGACGCCGCGGCGGCAGGCGCTCACGTTGACGCCATGCGTCTGGAGCCCGCAGCGGGACGCCTCGCGGTATGCCGCCGTCTGGTAGCGATGCTCCGGGTACACGGCCTTGCCGCTCTTGACGTCGACGATGGTGGGCACCTTGTGACGCTTCATGCGTAGCAGGAAGTCGAGCTGCCCGGCGTAGCGGTAGCCCTCGTGGAAAACCATCAGCTCGACCGCGTAGACCTCCTCGACATACTTCTCGTACCAGTCGGTGAATGCGTCGAGCTGTGCCTGCGCCGGGGCGTCTTCTTCGCCCATGGGGATGGAGGGCACGCCCTCGACGACCAGGGCGGCCAGTGCGTGCACGAGGGTTCCGTGCGAGGCCGCCTTGGTGCGCACCCGCTCGGCCTCGGCGTTGCCCAGGCTGCCTATCCACTTCTCGAGGCCGGGCTTGCGGATGACGCTGCCGATGACTGTGGTGACGCCTACGAAGGGACGGCCGCCGACTGTGTACTCGTGGGAGTCGGAGCGGGTGATCGTGGCCATCAAAACCCCACCCAGTGCCGGTCGTTCTCCGCGCCGCAGTCTTCGCAACGCAGCACGTCGTAGCCGTTGCCGAAGGGGTGCCGGGCGTCGAACTCGACGCCCCACGTCAAGTCGCCCCCACACTCAGCGCAGACGCGCTGGCGGCGGGGGGCGGGCTTGGGCAGGCCGAGGTGCGCGGCGGCTTGGCTTATGGTGATGGTGCTCATCGCTTCGCCCAGTGGCAGCAACGGAAGCCGCCTTCGGTGAACAGGCCGCCGGGCGCGCGGAACGAACCGGACACGAGGCACTTGCCGAGTCCGGCGGTGCCCGGCTCGCCGGTCCAGTGCCGGCAGCCATCGCAGGCGTGGGGGGCTTCCAGTTCGGCGATGGCGGCGTCGGCTTTGGCCAGCCAGTATGGCTTCCATCTCTTAGAGTTCCGTGCGTCCCGGTACTCATCGACCGCGCTCACGGCGTCGCCCCCCGCGTCCAGCGGATGCAGGCGAACCCGTGGTTGTTGTCCCATCCGTAGTACACGGCCTCGTGATGGACCTTGCAGCTACCTAGGCGCTCACAGGTGCTGCACCGCTCCGCCTTCCGGGCTACCAGTTCGGCCTCGGCCCGCTCGGCGCGTTCGTGGGCCGTGGTGAGTGAGCAGATGTCATCAGCCATGCTGCTGTTCTCCGCCTTCAGCTCGGCGATACGCCTCATGGCCCTCGGGTATTCGATGTCCATGTTGATAGGGCTCATGGCGTCGCCCCCCGCGCCGCTTCGTCCGGGCGGCAGTACGGACAAGGCAGCTCGCCCTCGTCGTGGCGGATGGTGCCGGTGTCCTGACAGCCGCGGCAGTGCCGGGCGGCGTCCAGCGCGTGCCAACTCGCGAGCGCTACGTCATAGCGGGCGCGGGCCTCGCGGCGCTTGGGGATGGCGTCGGTCATCGCTCACGCTCCGTCAAAAGATTGGGGTGTTCGCCACACACGTCCGACTCTCGCACGACAGGAAACCACGCCTTGTCAGGCTCAAACCCGCCGAATGTACCCTCAGGCCAGACACGTGGGGCATGGCGACGGCACTTCCCGGACTCGTTGTCGATGCGGGTCCAGTTCGGGCAGGTGTTGCAGCATGTGTCGCGGGCGCTCATCTCGCCACGTCCAGACGATCAGAGGAGTCGACGGGGAAGGGGTTGCCGATCTCGGGGACTAGCTCGACCTGGCAGCCGTTGAACCGGGCAGCGACGATGGCTAGGCGGCGCCCGGAGTAGGGGCTGACGTATGTGGTGAGCTTGGGGACACCGTGGCGTGCGGCCATGCGGGCTGTGACGGTCTTCATCACGTCACCGCCTGACCAAGAATGAACAGGACGGCGATCAGCGTGTAGAGGGTGATGACCGCGCTGGCGACGATCAGCGTCGCGAAGATGAGGAAGGCGAGGACATCGGTCCAGGTGCGGAGCGGGGCTTCGTAGGTGCGGGGGTGACGGGGCTTGTCTGTGCGGGTGCTTGAAACGGTCGCACCTGTGCTATTCTTAACGGACGTTGGCTTGGGTTCTGGGAAGTTCTCGGGCTCAGCGAGGGCGGTGGGGTCATACCAGTGACCCTGCCGCCCGTCTTGTCGGGCGTTCATTCTTTCCTCCAGTGGTGGAAGTGATCAGGACTTCCCTACGTGCTCGCCCCCCCCTCATTCGACTACCGATACCCTACAACCATCCTCGGACGGATGTCAATACTTTTCAGCGAGAAAGTTTATTCCCCCTGGCGCGGTGGTATCTTCCCCGTTGACACCGACTGGAGGCGCGTGTACGGTATTGGCGACAGACTTAACACTATTGAGAGGGGAGATATGCGATGTACAATGGATCCGAAGTGCGCCACGACCCAGACAGATGGATGTCCCCTGCGGCGGTGTCGGCCCTTTGGGCGAGCATCGGCTATTGGGACTTGTCACGGGTGACGGTGCAAAACATGATGGATGAGGGCTGGTTCCAGGAGCGCGGGATAGATACGCAACAGCCCGACCCGGGCCACTTCCGCGTCCTGCGCGACGAACTGCTCCGGTATCTGGTATGGAAGATGGCCCGAATCACGGTGCTGCTGAATGGGGAGTGCGAGGCGCGGGGGATCGACGCCGCGTCCGTCATCGCGGAGCGGATGAACGAGGAGGAGCAATGAGCGGACTGAAGAGGCCCACCGGGTGGCAGGACTGGCTCGGGATAGCGGTGGGGGCATCCTACGCGATCATCGTGATTCCCTTGGTCGCGATTGTCATGGTCGTGATCGTGATGTTCGTGTTCGCCTGCGCTGGCGCGATGACGTGACAACGGAGGGGGACACAATGACGGATACCGCAATCAAGGCCACCCACTACGACATCGCCTGTGAGATCATCGCCTGCCACCTCGGCCACTGTGGCACCGACCGCGCCCGGGCGATGGTTGAGCATGAGTACCGATTGCGATACGGGCTCGAGCCGGGCGTCCCCGAGACGAGTAATGCCAGGGCCGAGGCCCGCTTGGCCGATCCGAATTAGCACCGCGGCCCGAGACGCAAAAAAGGCGCCCCGCCACTGGATGGTGGCGGGGCGCCGGGGGCCGGGAGGGGCCGGGGTGATCTCGTGGGGCTGTCTCCCTACCCCTGCGTTACCAACCCGCACTGATTGCACTTGTATTTGTATCCATCGTAGTGGAAGTCTTTGCCCCCGCACTTTCCACACTTCAGGTATCTAAGCGGCTTCTTGCCTCCGTGCATGATCGAGGCCCTCACCTACTTCTCAGTAGCTACTCTTGGCGATGGCGGCGTTACTCTGTGCCGCTACCGTAGTCCTTGACGAACGGGTTGAGCCACTTGTAGGCGAACGCGATCAGCGCGGCGATTCCAGCGGCGGCGATTCCCTTCCACTGTCCGGCGCTCAGGTCGAAGATGTGAGCACCGACGGCGGTTAGTTCACCGAGGACTGTCACAACGAAGACGAGAATGAGCGTCTGAGCGATGGCCTTGGTTCCTTTCATTCATTCACCTCCCTAGAGATTCCATGATGCCAGTTGGCTTTTCATGGTCAGCGGACCTCGTCCACGACGCCGAGGCGGAGACTCTCGTCCGAGTCCAGCCACCAGTCCTTGCGCCGCCAGCGGTTGGCAAACTGTTTGGCGGTCAAACCCGTCTTTGGCTGCGCCTTCAGCGACCGCTTGCTGAAGATGGCCAGAACGCGGTCCTGAATCTTGCGCACGAACGCGACCTCGTCCTCGACCTCGCCGATCTTGCCGCCCGCGCCGAAACTGACCTCATGAATAAGGACATATGCCTCGCGTCCCATCACGCGCACGTCGCCGGCCTGCAGCAGTATCCCGGCCATGCTCGCCGCGTAGCCGATGGCGACCGTCGTGATTTTGTGGCCCTTGCCACGCAGGAACATCAGGTAGTCGAACAGCGCCATGCCCGCGATGACCTCGCCGCCGGGGCTATTTAGGATGATCTCGATGTCGCACTTCGGGCTGTCGCGATTCCAAAACGACAGTTCCCTGACGCAACTGGCAACGGACGACTCAGAAACCTTGCCGAGAAACTGGTAAACATGGTGGTAGTTGTCCTGGGCCAACTCGCGCTTGCGCAGTTCCAGTGTCCGCTGCAACTCGATGGCTCCGGACGCGGCACCATGCTCGAACAGCAGCGCCTCGGCTGACATCTTGCGCGCCTCGGCCTCGCTCTTCGCCGCTTCAGCAAGTGCCGCGACGGCCTCGGCCTGCGCCTTGGCGACGTTGGCCTTGACCTCTTCTGGACTAAGCTCTCGGGCCTTTTCCGTCATTTGTCACTCCCCCGGTTTGGATTCGGTATGATCCTCATGCGTCCAGTTTAGGCGGTCAGAGTGGGGACGGAGGGGAATGGTGGGGACGGCCATGAATATGGTGGAGCCGGACGGATTTGAACCGTCGTCCCCGGGTTGCCCATCAGGCTTTGGCCCAAGTCGAAACCAATTCGGCCCCATATTGCTGAGCGGCCCCCATGTCATTACCAGCCGCTCGCTGCCCTCGCGCCTTTTTCCGTCTCGTGCCGCATTGCGATAACTCGAACCGGCTTGTGGACGGTCGCCGTCTCTGGGGCGTCCCCCATCGCGAGTGCCCGGCACCGGGATTGAACAGCTCGGGCCGCATTACCTAAGCAGGCCCTTCTCACCGGCATAGCATTGTGTACAGGTGTCCACACTTGCGGCTAACTGTGGGCACTTGTTACCAAACCCCCCTTGCCGCAGAGTGCCGTATCCTCGTCTTGAGACGCGGTTGCGGGACTCACTAGCTCGTCGCCGAACCTATCAACCAGGTCATAGAACTCGCCATCGGACCATTCCTCGGCCCGTTCCCTGCGCAGCCCTGGCGAATCCTTCCGGAATACCTCGTCTCCGTGTTCGTCCGCGCCGATCCCGAGTACCCTGATGAGCGTCATCCCGCGCAGCTCATCGTCGCTGAGCACGTCCGGGCGCGGAGAGTGCAGGTCTTCGATGTGCCGGGCCAGCCACAGCGCCTGCTTCCACAACGGGACGCTGAGTGTTTCCTCTTCGGCGTCCGATTCCCGTTTGGGCAACAGTACCGATTCCGGCCCGTAGTCGAGGTCCGTCACGGCCCCGCACTCGGGGCAGGACTTGACAGTCACGGGGCCAACGTCAATGCCGGCTATCGCGGCCTCCGTGTAGAAGTCGACGGTCGGGTGTTCGCGCGACCCCTCGGACACGCAACTTTCTACGTGTTCGGGCACTGCGTTGACAACGGAATCCGTTACCTGCGCAGCCTCGTCGCACCCCGTCGCGTGCGGCATGTTCGGCGCGGAGCGGCAATCGGGGCACTGGTCCGCGCAGAAGGTACTACTCTCGGTAGTGCCGACTGCGCGCTCCGGTCCGTCGCTTGGGTACCGCTCGCTCGGCCAGCAGTCCTGGTACGTTGGGTCGGGATTACTGTCATTCCGTTCGCGTAAGGTCGCAGATTCAGGTAGTTCTGGCGTTGGCACGGGCACATAGCACTCATCTCGCCAATGCCAGGCGGGAGGTGTCGAGGTGCTCTGGACGCGGCTCCCGGTTGCGTCCTGAATCTCGCCGAGGCATCCCATCTCAGCAGCTCATTCGATGGTTGTAGCGCGGGGGCTGGCCGGGCCGCTCGTGATAGCCCGTCCCCAGCGGGTACCTCTCGGGGCAAGTTTCCTTCACGATCCGGTTGAGCAGGATGCCGGACTCGTCAGACGCAGCGCAGAAGGCGACGACGGCGTAGTCCAGCTCATCAAAGTCTTCGCGGATCCAGACGCCCAACTGGTCACCACTCGCCTGCTGCATCTTCGGACCGTAGGGGATGAGGACGTAGTCAAGGTATTCGAGCCATCCTTCAATCTCGGGCTCGCTGGGGATGGACCCGACCACGAAGATGAAGTCCTCGTGCTGCTTGTTGTCGACAAGCGCCTCTTCCAATCGGCAGAGGGTCATCCACTGGGGGAAGCCCTCGCGCAGGTTGTGCACGAAGTACCCAGCCTTGCCGGCCTCGCTGAGCCAGTTGATGGTGTTGAGGGGCGTGACAGCGGGTGGGTCACACCCGGCGCTGAACTCGACCGAAAACAACGGGCAAAACTCGTGCATCAAGTCATCCTCATTTCGTCACCCTCGCGGTCCAGTAGCGGCACCTGAAGTCACTTTGCATCGGATAGTCAGTGCGGACGTTGACCCGGGCGTCTCCGTTCAAGCAGAAGCCCACCCGCGTGCAGGAATCACAGTTGGCGCAGCAGCCCCGCTCGATCTTCGCCTCCAGCTCGGCGATGGCGGCGTCGGCGTACAGGCGGAACGCGTCGAGCCCAGCGAGGACAACGCGAGCCTCATGCGTCGTCTTGAACCCACTGATTGTGATGCTGAATCGTCGGTAGTCACCCAGGGCGCTCATTTCGACACACTCAGCTCGTCACCAAGATGGATGTAGCTAATCTCGTCTAGCCCTCGGTCGCGGCTCAGGAAGTAGACGCTCTGCTGCGGCGTCGAGGATGGGTTGCGGAGCTTCCCGGTCAGGTTGTTGTAGCCGACCGCGTCGCCGCAGGAGATGGCCGCACCATTCCCGTAGGTGACCATGCTCGTCTGATGAATGTGGCCGAAGAACCAGTAGCGGAACAGGGTGTCGAGTTCCTGCGTGTGCTTCATCCATGCGGTGCGGATGCCGTAGAACGGGATGCCTAGTTGGCCGCGCAATTCATCGCCGTGAGTCATGAGGCAGGACTGCCCCGCCACCTCGAACAGCACACGACCATCGGTGGCGTACTCTGACGGGATGCCGAGGGGGGCTGTGTTCGCCTCAAGAAGGTTGAGCCAGATGTACTCGTAGTTCACGGTGCTGGTGACCGCGCCGCCCTTGCGACCCTCGGGCAGGCCGTGATTGCCGAACACGGCCTTGCGCCGCAGCGGCACTCCGGGGAACTCGCCCGCGATGGCGGCCTCGAACTCTGCCCAGCACCGGCCCGCATCGACTACCTGCGCGCCGGCGTCCTTGCAGAGCTGGTAGCCTTGCTCGGCGAAGACCTTGTATCCCTCGATGATGTCGCCCGTGTACATGAAGACGATCTCGTCGATGAAGTAGGCGCGCATCACGTTGCGGATGGACCCGACGACTCCCACGAAGAAGAGGCCCTGCCGGGCAAGCATGATGTCCCAGTCGTAGACGTTCCCGCCCGTGTCGCAGGCGCTCACCTTTTGGCCCCCCTGCCAGTCGCCGATATGGATGATGACCCAGCGGTGGGGCTTGTGGCCGTCCTGGTCGATGGGCGGAACGTCGGGGAACGCGACCGGAGACGCGCAGGCGTCGAGCACTTCGATCAGGAATTCGTCTTGGTTGCGAAGTTCCTGCTTGGCCGCCCGCAGAAGTTTCTTGGCCTCTGCCGCCTTGGCCGTCGCGGCCTCGACCGCCATCGTGTCGCGCAGTCGTTCGGTCGGCGTCCTCACGTCCTCGGCGGGTGGGGCCTGTGGCTTGCGCCCCCAGTGCACCGCCGGGACCGCCAGTCCCTCGCCCCTCGCCATCTTCCGCGCCGTCTGGTAGTGGCAGCCGATCAGGGCGGCGAGGTCGTTGAGGGATGTGCTCGCGTCATAGGCTTCACGTACTGTCAACTAGCGCCCCCTTGTGGATGTGCTCATAGGGATAGTGTGACGCACCAGAGTGGGGACGGAGGGGGCTAGCGGGAATTTGGGTTGCAGCGGACGGAGAATTGTGATATTCGCGCGCGTCTACTAGCCTACGTCACGGCGCCCTGACGATGACCCTCCCGACCGCCTCGATCAGCGGAATCTCAACGCCGCCCGCCGTCTTCGTGAGGCGCGTGAGGATGCGGAACTGGCCGGCCACTGTGCCGCCGAGGTCGATGAGGCGGGCCTTGCCGTAGTTCTTGCCGTCGATGACGGACAGCGCGGCGGTAGTGAAGGACGCCGGCTCGTCGACAAACGCCGCGCCACGCGCCACCATTGCGGCCTTCGCCGTCCAGTCAGCCGGCACGTAGGTGAAGCCCGGCGTCGTGCACTCGATCTGCCAGATGACGTACTCGTCGGTGCCGAGGATGTAGGTTGCGTCGCTCATTTCTCGTCTCTCCTGACCGCAGCCTTCCAGCCGCTCGGTTGCATGTCTGCCTGCCATCCATTCGCGCGCAGCCGCGCCGCCCACACCTCTGCCTGCGTCTCCACCGACCAGCCCTCGCGCAGGAGCCGCGCGTTCCAGCCGCTTGGAACGAGGGTGACGGTGAAGACCATGTCGGGCCACCACACTTTGCCCTCGCCGCTGACCTTGACCTTCGTCGTGGTGAGGGCGCCGGTCCCGGTCGTATAGACGGCCGTGGTGCCGATGCCGGCGACGTTGGCGGAGGTGGCGCATAGGCTGCCCGCGCCGAACGTCCTGGACGTGCCCTGGCCCTGCACCCGCGCCGCGCCCACGGTGACGGTGCCAGTACCGCTGGTCTTGGTCTGTCCGATGCCCGCAACGCTCGTTGCCGCTGCCGTGACCACTCCGGCGCCGACAAAATGGACCGTGCCCGCGCCGGTGACCGTCGAGGCTCCGGCGGTCAGAGTTCCAGTGCCGAGCGTCTTGGCCGCGCCCGAACCTGCGATCTTAGACTTGCCTGCGGTGAGTGCGCCGGTTCCTAGAGTCTTCTCAACGCCCGCGCCGGATGCCGACGCCTTGCCGGTCGTCAGCGCACCGGTACCGCTGACGGCGGACGGTGCGGTCGCCGTGCCTGCCCCGGAGACGGAAGCGCCTGCTGTCGTGAGTGCGCCGTATCCCGAAGTCTCGCCGGGAGCCGTGGCTGTGGCTTCGCCTGCGACCACGACCGTGGCCGTGGTAAGCGAACCTGTGCCGCTTGTCTTGCTGCCGCCGACGCCGCTTGCAGTCGCGCTGGCGGTTGTGAGCAAGCCCGTGCCAACGGTCGTAGTCTTGCCCGAACCCGTGACGGAGGCGGTCGCCGTGGTGAGTCCGCCGAGGGCGATATGCTGCCAGTCGCCGACTCCCGCAACTGCGGTGACCGCGACGGTCAGCGCGCCGGTGCCGCTGGTCTTCGCGGCTCCGCTACCGGAGACGGAAGCGGTGCCCGTCGTCAGAGCGCCGCTGCCTGCGGTCTTCTCGCTGCCCGCTCCGACTACGGCCGTGGTGGCGGTCGCGAGGGAACCCGCGCCAATGTTCTTGAGCTTGCCTGCGCCCGCGAGGCTGGCCGTACCCGTAGCGAGTACGCCGCTGCCGTCCGTGGCCGCCGGGACGGTAGCCTCGCCCGCGCCAGCAACTGCGACACTGCCCGTCGTGACGGTGCCCGTCCCCGATGTCGCACCAGGGGCCGTGGCCTGCGCGGTGCCGTCGACCGTGATATTGGCCGTCGTGAGAACGCCCGAGCCGCTGAGGATCGTGGTGCCTGCGCCGCTCGCCTGCGCCGCTCTCGCGGTGATCGCGCCTGCGCCAGCCACCGTGGTCTTACCTGCACCCGCCACGGAAGCCGCAGCGGTTGTGAGGCCGCCTATCGAGACGTACTCGGTGTCGCCGATGCCCGCGACGCTGGCGGCACCCGCTGTGAGCGCGCCAGTCGCTGTGTGCAGCGGTGCGCCGGCGCCGCTGACGGAGAAGGCGGGCACGTCGCAGGTACCGGCACCGAGCAGATGAACGTCGCCGCTGCCCGCGAGCGACGCGGCTGCCGTCGTGAGTGCGCCAGAGACGCCCGCAGCCTCGGTCTCGAAGTCGACCTCGTCGCCGTATGCGGTGCCGCCGGCGTTGGTCGCGTAGGCGCGGACGTGGTAGACGGTGTCTGCGTCGAGGTCGGTGAGCGCGCTAGCGAAGGAGATGCCGGAGGTGCCCGTGCCCGCGAGGCTCGCGGTACCCGCAGTGAGTGCGCCGGTACCTGCGGTCTTGGTAGCGCCGACGCCCGCGACAGATGCTGCAGCGGTAGTTAGCCCGCCGACTGCTACGTCTTCGGTATCGCCGACTGCGGCTACGCTGACTGTTGCAGTCGTAAGCGCACCTGTACCGACGAAGTACGCGCTACCGACGCCGGTCGCCGTCGTCGTCGCGGCCGTGAGCGCACCCGCGCTCGTAAAGTGTACCGCGCCGCTGCCGGTGGCCATAGCCGCTCCGGTGGTCGCGGCACCAGTACCGATGTTCCTGAAGGTGCCCGCCGCGCCGAGACTCGCGGCTACGGTCGTCAAAGCCCCCGCGCCAGTCGTCTTCTCGCTGCCCGTACCCGCAACGGCAGCGACTCTCGTCGTGAGCGTGCCTGTGCCCGAAGTCTTGACCGAACCGGAACCGACGATGGCGGCGGCACCTGTGGTGAGCGCACCGGAACCGTTGGGCGTGCCGACCTCAGTGTCGAACTCCTCGACGTTACCGTAACTGGTGCCCGCCGAGTTGGTCGCGTAGGCGCGCACGTAGTAGTGCGTGTCGGCGGCAAGGTCGGTGAGGAAACTATCGAACTCGAGCCCGACGGTGCCGCTGCCCGCGATAGCGGATGCGGCGGTCGTGAGCGTGCCCGTGCCCGCGTCCTTGAGTTGACCGGCCCCTGCGACCTGCGCTGGCGCCGTGGTCAATCCGCCGATAGCGATGTCTTCGGCGTCGCCTGCTCCAGCGGTGCTCGCTGCCGCCGCCGTGATCGCGCCGATCCCGACAAAGTGCGCTGCACCTGAGCCGGACGTCGAGGCGGCGCCTGTGTCCAGGCTGCCTGCGCCAGCATTCTTGAGCTTCCCGCTACCCGCGACCGTCGCCGCGGCGCTGGTCAGCCCGCCAGTCGATATGTACTCGTTGTCGCCGACACCAGAGACCGCCGCCTTGCCCGTGGCCAGAGCGCCGCTGCCGGAGGTCTTCTCGGTGCCAGCACCGATGGCAGATGCCCTGCCTGTGGTAACTGCACCTGCCCCGGCGAAGTGTGCGGTCCCGATTCCGGCGACAGAGGCAGCACCAGCAGTCAAGGAGCCGCTGCCACTCAGGATCGTGCGCGTTCCGCTGCCGGATACTGCAACTGCACCGACCGTAAGGCCACCTGAGCCAGAGACCTTCGGCGTGACCGCGCCCGCGCCAGCGACGGACGCCCTGCCTGTCGTCAGAGCACCCGTACCGGAGACGATGAACTTCCCCGCTCCCGCTACAACCACAGCGGCGACCAGCAACACGGCGACGCCCTTGAGGATGTGCTTTGCCGCGCCGGTCACAGCAGGAGAAGCAACAGTGAGCGCGCCCGCCCCGGAAGTCTTGACTGTGCCCACGCCGCTGACCGATGTCTTCCCGGTCGTGACGGTGCCGGAGCCTTGCGGGTACGTTGATTCTGTCGTCGCGAAGTCGAGTTCGGCTGAGTAGCTCGTCCCGGCAGTGCTCGTGGCATAGGCCCGGACGTGGTACGTGGTCTCCGCGCCCAGTCCGGTCAGGGCACTCGTGAACGGCGTACCGCCATCGCCCGCACCGGCAACGCTGGCCGCTCCTGCCACGAGGGCTCCCGAGCCCGTGGTCACAGGTATGACCGTTCCTGCACCGGCAACGCTGGCCGCTCCTGCCACGAGGGCTCCCGAGCCCGTGGTCACAGGTATGACCGTTCCTGCACCGGCAACGCTGACCGCTCCCGCTGTGAGGGCTCCAGTGCCGCTGGGAATCGTGTAGTAGACGGTGATCGTCACATAATCGACGCGGATGTCGGTATTGGCGTTCTTCGCCTGGATGGCGAACTGCATGCCGAAATCGTCGTCGTTGACCATCGCCGGGGTGAGGGCGACGTTCCACTTATCGGTTATCCCGCCGAAGGTGTAGACGGCGTCGGATGCGGTAAGCGTCCCGCCGTCTGCGGCATTGTTGTCGCCCTCGGCGGCACCCGAGGCATTGAGTAGCTGGACATCGGACCAAACGGCCTTGGTCGTGCCCGCGTAACAGGCGGCCTCTGCATTGACGGCGAGACCGCCGATGGTCGCGCCCGCAGGGATGGCGAAGTCGAAGTGCTGTGCCTTGGCTAGGAAACTATAATCAGCGGCGTCGAAGGTGCTGGCGTCGATGTAGGCGTAAGTGCTGTTCTCGGCCTTGATGCCCGCAATAGTTACCCAGTCGTCATTGCTATACGGAGCTGTAGCGTTGGTGGTGCTGGTGACGGTGGGGTACTTGGTGACGGCGGTAGACATTAGTCGTGCGTATGCGAGTCGGCAATGGTCGGGGTACCGCCCATGTTCCAGCAGACGCCCCTCTCGGTAACCTCGGCGCTGCCCTCTGCAACAACCCAGCCGCCACTCGCGGCGGAGTTCTCAGTGATGGCACTGATGCCCACGATTGTGACGGTGGGGGCGACGGCGGGGACACCGTACTCCACGTATAGTTTCGGGTCGCGGTCGGTGCCGCCGACGCCGGTGGCGTCGTTGGCGGAATAGAGATAGACGTCTTCCTCGTTGGGAGGCTGTGTCGTGCTCGCGTGCCTGTCGGAGTTCAGGAGAATGTAAGTCGTGCCGGTTTTGGCGATGTTGCTGAGAAACGCCGATTCGCCGGTGAGTGCGGTGTAGGCGTTCGTGGGAAAGCCGCCACTCGTCGCGTATGAGGCGAGTAGAGTCAGTGCACCGAGGCTGCTGTCTTTGACCCAGTCGGTGGACACATCAAGACTGCCGCCCCAGTCTTTGAGGCGTGCTTGGATGACGAAGTCCGTCGTGCTCTGGTCATAATTCCCGTAGACGCTTAGGGTGGCGGCGGTGGCAGAGTTTTCGGCCCCGACGCCGGAGGTGTCGAACCCGACGAATGACTCGTAGATGGAGAATCCGGCCTCTTGACCGACAACCATCGTTGACCCGGAGTCGTTTAGGCCCCCCCCGGATGTCGCCCCTGCTGCGGTCGCATACGTCGCGTTGATGGACCTTATCCAGCCGTCAGCCGTCGTGCTCCAGACTGTGAGCGGACTAGCCATGCGTCCACCCGTGGTTTCTGGCGTAGTTCACGACGGCCTCATAGACGAAGCCCTGCACGACGGCGGCAAGGTCTTCCATGGTCGCGCCTTGGTCCGTCTCCCCGTTCGTGCCGGGGACGCGCGTCCAGCGGCGGATCGGCGGGTTGCGGAACAGGTACATCTCGCCCGCCGCGTAGTCGGGCATCGGCAAGGGGCCGTTTGCATCCGAGACGTCGAGCACGAGGCCGAAACAGCCGCTCACGTAGTGCGCGCTGGCGAGGTCAATGGTGACGCCGTCCACGGTGAAGGTCGTGTAGCGGCTGATGCGGACGAACTTCGTCCCGACCTTGTACTCGCTCGTGTTCAGCAGGCTGACCAGCGCCTCGGCCTTGCGGTCGGCCTTCTGCGCGTTTGTGAGTCCGGTGAGCAGGTCTGTCAGGGTGGTCTGAGGCATCAGCTATCCCTCGCCGCGCCGTAGGTCGTGACGTTGAGGCTCAGCTCACTCGTCATGCGTATGCGAGTCGGTAATGATTGGCGTACCCGACGTGTTCCAGCAGACGCCGTAAGTCGTGACCGGGGAATCTCCTTCGTCGGTGATGTTGCCACCACCTGAGGCCGTGGTGCGCGTGATGGCGGTGATAGCCATGGTGGTGAGGGTGGGGAGATCGGCGGGAGCACCCTCGGTGTAGGTGGGAACGAGCCGCGGGGGGTGGGTGCCGTCAGCGGTGTAACAGGTGGTGGAGTAGTCGCTGTTCGCCGGGGCCGTGTCGGCTCGGTAGAGGTCGCAGATGGCCACGAGTCGCAGTATGCCGTCGTCGGCAAGCGCGGCGTTGATAGCGTTCACCATATTAGTCTCATCGACGGTGAACGGCGTGTACGCCGTCATGCCGTCGCCGACTGCCGGGGTGTGGGTGGCGACTAGGGCACTGGGGTTGCTGGAGAACCACCCCGTTGAGCCGCCGGTACGCCAGTCTGCCCCCGCAGTACCCGCAATACTCCTCCCGTCAGGAGCTGCACCCCAGTCGAAAGCGTAGATCTCTTCGACCTGTCCGTTGCAATGATCGAGATGGGTGTACCACGGCGCGTAGGTCGCGCTGTCGATGGTCGCGCCCGCCGGAATGCCCGACAGGTCGAAGGCGAGGAAGTACTCCGTCGCGTAGGTGGGGGCGACGAAGAGGCCGACATTGGTCGTTGCTGCACTGCTGCCCTCTGGGACGTTAGTTCCCGCGAGCGCGACCGCCCACGTCGCGCCGTCCGTGTAAAAGTCCTGGTCATCGGGAGAGGTTGTCGCGTAAATGGGATCGCCTGATGCCATGCGTCACCTCCTCATACCTTCGTCGGTGGTACGTTGCTGTGGGCGATGAGTTCGGACCCCGCCCGCCAGTAGAGAGTCCCGGTTTCAGGGACAAAAGCACTTCCTCCTTGACGGACGTAGCCGGTCACGGTGGAACCGCTGAAATCGTTGTCTTCGCAACTGTAGAAGTAGTTGGCCCCATAGGCTTCGATGGAGTCGCAGCAGCCGCCATCGGTGCCAGTGTTGATAGCGACGCCTGCAACGCGGACGGAATCAATACTCGCCCACCCGAAGACGCAGCTGGTATCGACGGACGTATCTGTCTGATAAGCGTGCGAGAAGTCGACAGTCCCGCCAGTGACGAGGATGTGGGGATCGTCGTTGTCCCCGTTGAAGTTGAAACAGGTCCCGCTCCACCTCCAGAACTCGCAGTCGCGTATCTCGATGTAGTGGCCCTGGTTGGACTCGAAGACGTTGGAATACTGCTGGCCCCACTCGGGGGTGCCTCCACCGCCGCCCTTGAAGAGGCAGTTTTCGTAGAGGTGCATGTTGTCGCCAGCGTTGAGGCTGAGTGGTTCAGCCATCGCGGGCTCGAAGGTGCAGCCGGTGAACTTGATGCGCGTGGCGGGACCGTAGGCTCCGTTCTGCTGTTCGTAGCCCATGCGGGTGAAGGCGTTGGCCCCACCGTCGGGTGTGCCGAAGAGGCAGTCCGCGAAGGTGAGGTCGTTGACGAGGTCGTTGACGTTGTACCCGGTCGCCACTTTGACGCAGTTGACGCCGAAGTCGACACCCTCGCCAACACCCGTGTTGTTGCTGAATGTGCAGTTGAGGAAAGTCATGCGCTCGTGCCTCTTCTCGCCGTTACCGAGTGAGAGCACGCCCCACGCTGTCCCCGTCATGGTCTGACAGGTAGCGGTGAAGGTGACCCCATCGAAGAGGATGTCGTCGGCGTTGTTGACGGGGTAGAGGCCGAAGATGGTGGAACTCGTATAGGTCGCCGTGGCGGGATCCCATGTCGCGTTGCTGGGTTCACCCCATTCCGAGCCGGTCTGAGCGATGACAGAGTAGGCCACGGCGGTGCTGGTCCCGGTCGTGATGGTCGTCACCGGGTCGATGTAGAAGTCGGCCGCGTTCGACTCGACGCCACCGACGTAGACGCGGACGCGGTGGTAGGTGTCGGGGTAGCCGGCCTTGCCGGGGCTCATCGCCGGCACGGTGCAGGTGATCGAGGTGTTGCTCCACGAGACGTAGGAGGCAGCCTCTTTAGTGACGGGTGCCCAGCCCTGAATGTTGACCGGCTCCCCGAACGTGACCGTCGAAGTCCCTTGCGCCGCGCCGAACCCCGTGCCGGTAATGGTCACTTCGTCGCCGATGTCGGCGTGGGATGCGGAGAGCGCGATATTGCCGCCGGGGGGCGGTGGCGCGGGTGATTCGATACTGGCGGCAAGGAGCAGGTTCGTGACGACGAACTTCGACCCGGCGGAGATGGTGTCCGTGGCCAGAACGAGGTCATCTCCGGTAGTAGGTGAGCACGTCCCTTGCAGAACGGTGTCCGAGTTGGAGGCCAGCACGCGGAAGTGCGTCACGGCGCTGGCGCTCCCGGTGCAATCAGGGTCGACCGCAGCCGTAGCCAGCGCCGCCTCGGCGGCGTAGTCGCCAGCTACGTAGGATGCAGCCCCGAAGGCGGGCGTCGAGAGCACGCACGTCGCCACCTCTGTGGCGGCAGCGTCATCGGCATGGGTCGGTTCCGAGCCCGTGTAGATGACAACGCTGCCGTCGTCGCAAAGGTCAGCTACGGCGTCGCAGGCGCCGGTTGCGGCAGCCTCGGACAGCTTCATGTCGTTTACGCCTGGTCGATGGGCACGCTCACGGTGAGAGCGGTGATGTCGACCTGCGAGCCGGTGGCGATGATGGCGCTGTTGAGCACGAGATCGTCGCCCGCCGTTGCCGAGCAGGTACCTTGCAGGACTGCCGTGCCAGCAGCGTTGCCGAGACGGAAGTGGGTCACGGCTGAGGCGCTGCCGGTGGCGTGTAGGTCGGTAGCGGTCGACGTGAGAGCGGCGTCCGAGGTGTGCGTGCCACCGACGTAGGATGCAGCACCGAAGGCGGCCTCGGCCAGAGTACAGGTCGCGACTTCGGTCGCGGCGGCGTCGTTGCAGTGCGTCGGCTCGGTGCCGGTGTAGATGATGAGGAAACCGGGTGGTGTACCAGCGTCGATGAGGTCGACGATGGAGTTGCAGGCAGCGGTGGCTGCGACCTGGCTTACACGACAGTGATGGGCGGCCATTACTTGTCACCTTCCTTTGAGTTGTCGGACTTCGGTGGCGTGACGATTCCCACGCCTTTCATCTTGACCTTGAGGCCCGTGAACACGATCACCGGGGCCTCTTTCTTCTGCGGCTTGTCTGCCATATCAGTCTCCTAGGGGTGGGGTGGGGGTGGTCATTATGCGTACTTCCTTGCCGTCTCCAGGATCTCCGCGTAGGGGAAACCTGTGCCGGGATCGGTGTGGCCTCCGTAGATGTGGAACACCCGCGAGCACTGCCGATGCGTGGTGATGCCCTTCTCGTTGGCATGGAGTTGCTCATCGGTTAGGGCGCGGATCGGGATGTGGAGCTTCTTCGCCTTACGGGCAATCCACCAGGCCGTCCGGTCGAGCGTGCCGGCGGCGTACTTCTTCCACTCGGCCTCGGTCCAAGATGCCTTGCCCATCTGCTCGACATGCTCGCCGCTCGTATTGACGTAGGGCGCGCCCCACGGGATCACGGTGTCGTCGAGGTAGCTCTGGATCGAGTTGTTGTCGACGCCGGCGTTTGTCGAGCCGCCGGACTGCTTCATCTCGAAGTAGCGGCCGACGTCCTCGGCGGCTGTGAGGAAGGCTGCAACCTCCATGTCGTGCAGGACGATCTGGTGGACCACGGCGAGGGCGCGGTTCCCGCTGTGATGCACGGCGTCGTAGTCGTGCCTGACGGCGTACTGGGGCGCCGGATGGAACATCGCCCAGAGGGCGTTCTTCTCGGTGGTGCCGTGCCCGGTCTTGTGCTTGCTGACGCGCCAGGCGAGGGTCTTGGCATTGCCGCCCCAGGTCGCGGTCCTCCAGGTGACCGGCGGGATCTCGAGCTTGTTCGCCTTGGCGTAGGCGCGCATCTCGGCTTTGAGGATGATGATGTTGATGGGTGCCTCCTAGTGGGCGAACTGGGTGATTAGCGAGACGACGGCGACGAGGGCCATGATGATCGCCGCAGCGCCGTAGAGGGTGGCCTTCTGACCTTCCCCACGACCCGTACCCTGCTCCGCGCGGGTACTGAGATCGCTGATCCGGTCGTCCTGCTGCGCGGATCGGGCCATGGCGAGGAGCTCCTGCTTGACCACGGCCTTTTCCGCCGCCGTGAGTGCCGTAACGTTCGCCTTATCCGCCGCCGCAAGGGCCGCCGAGGTGGCCGTTTCCATTGCCCTGAAGCGGTCATCGGTCCGCCGCCAGAGTTGATCGGTGGTCTCACGGACCTCAATCTTGAGCATGTCGACCGCCGTCGTGAGCGATGCCACGCGTGCGATTATCTGTTCTCTGAAGTCGTGCTCGGTCATCGCGTACCCTTGCTTTGTGGTGTGTGGAAAGTGCGGCCCCCGCCCGGTATCAGCGGACGGGGGCCGGAGCGCGAGGGGGAACCGCGCGGTCGAAAGTCTTACGGCATACGCTTCAGGTGCAGCTCGAACTTCGCGATGTGGCGCAGTTTGTAGAGCTCGTCGAACTTGATTTCAGGTTCCGATGACGGCCCGACGGTGAACGTCTGACCGCTTGGCTCCCCGTCCGGTTGCCACGTCAGCGTACCGCCCGCGATGCACTGCGCCTTGATGAGCACCAGCGTGTCATAGAGGTCGTCGGCGGGCGTGCCGCCGGTCCCCTTGACCGTCATGGGGAGCACCACGTCAATGAGCGGCTGATGCACGTCCACCTGCCGAATGCTTCCGGTGTAGGAGCGCACCTCATCGAACTCCGTGCGCTTGTAGCCGAGGTCGACGCCGTAGTCGACGAAGGTCTTTGAGCGGTCATTCAGGTTGAGCGGCGTCCCGGTGCCGAGCGTGCATACGTCAGCCATCAATCCCCCCTTTGGAGCATGTAGCGCATCGGCGGCCCCTTGGCGGCCGAAGAGTTTGCCGGCACTGCGGAGTTCGGCTGGCCAGGGCTGCTAGCGAACCGATCCTCAAAGCCAGTCCCGCCCAGTGACAGGGTGACGCTGTCGCCGTCCACGTCCGCGGATAGCGAAGTGACGATGCCCCCGGAGACGTCCCCGCAGTTGACGCTGCTGCCGACCGGGGTCGCCCCCGCCCGCGCGTAGCCGAGCAGGGTGATGGTCCCTTCCCACTGCGGGCCGTGGCCGCCGCGCTGGTCTATGAGTGACTGGGCGATCTCGGCGGCGCAGTCGGCGTCGCAGGCGATGTGCGATGCGTCGATAAGCCCGCTCATCTCAGCCGGACTCGTCACGCCGTCGCCGTTCATGTCGAAGGTCAGGCTGTAGGGCACCCATGCGGCCAGCACGCGGCGGTCGTCAAGCTCGCCCGTCGAGTCCGAATAGATGACGGTGGCCGTGTCAATTACGCCGTCGTTCTTGATGGCCGCCGCCACGGTGACGCCGGGTATGTCGGCATCAAAGCTCACGCTGCCCCGGTCGGTCGTGCAGAAGAAGTCGGGGTCCCATCCCCAGTACAGCGGGTCGGGTGACATGCCGACAAGTTGCTCGATGCCGGCGAGCTTGGTCGTGTACGGCTCGATCTTGAGGGTCGGCTTGCCGGTCAGGGTGACGGGGCTGATGTCACCGCCACCGACCACGGCCCCGATGGCCCACGCGAGGTCATTGCCGCCCGGGTAACCGTTCGCCAGGATCTCCACGTCGCGCAGTTCGCAGAACTGTCCAGATTCGGTATACAGGGTGTTGAGCGCGTACCACTCGCTCCACACGAGGTGGTCGAGGCCCGCGTCGTACAGGGCGTTGAACGGCACCGGAAGCTGGATGACCACGTAGCTGGAGTAGAAGACGAGGAACTTGTTGTCACAGGTCAAGTCGATGGCCTCTTCTTCGGCGGGCGTGGCGATGACGGCGTGGCCCATCTCGTCGTATTCGATGAAGCCCTCGTCGTCGACCGCGTAGACCACGGGGTCGGTATGACTGCGCGGCTCGAACAGGTGCAGGCGGTGCGGGTCGTCAAGCATCGCCACCGGATCCTTGATCGGCAGGTCGCGCGGATCGTCGCAGGCATAGACGGCCGCCCACATGGAGCCGGGCGGGGCGTCGAGGTGGTAGAACTCAGTCCACATATTGAGCGTGGAATAGGTCGAGAAGCGGTGGCCGTAATCGGGGTCCGCGGCGCCCTGCGGGTCGTTGAGGTTGTCGATGGTCTTCGCGTCCTCGATCGGCGTCCGCAGGTCATACCGCGCCTGCGCCTTCAGGCCCGTGATGCGGTCCGCGGTCAGCCCGTCCTGAATGTGGTAGTAGTGCGCCGACCAGAGGATTTTCGCCGGCGGGCAGTCGGCGGCGTAGTCGGCGTCGGCGGGCGCCAGCTCATGCCACGTCGCGCCGCCGTCAGTCGACAGGTAGAGCCTGCCACCGTAGGCCGCGACCATTAGCACGGAGCCGTCAGAGTCTGAGGTGCAGCTACGCCAGTTCCTGTCCACGGACCCGGCGGGCGTCATCTCTGTCCAGCTTGACCCGCTGTTGGTCGAACGGTAGAGCCTGCCTCCGTATGTCCCCGCTAGCAGGACTGAGCCGTCGGCATCCACGGCGCAACTGCGCCAGTGCTTGCTGACGTCCCCGGCGGGCCTGGTTTCGGCCCAGCTAGAGCCGCCGTTGGTAGACAGCCAGAGACGGGCGCCGCTTGCCGGCACGCTGCCGCCGTAATCGCCCGCCAGCAATACCGCGCCGTTGGCGCTTACGGCACAACCGCGCCAGTCCTGATCCGTGACCCCGGCGGGCGTCTGCTGCGTCCATGTCGTGCCGCTGTTTGTCGAGAGCCAGAGGCGGCCATCGTGGACTCCTGCAAGCAAGACGGCTCCGTCGGCGCTGGCCGATCCGCTGCGCCAGTGCTGGTTCGTGTCGCCGGCAGGCCGGGCCTCCGTCCAGTTCACGCCGCCGTCGGTCGAGATGTAAAGGCGCCCGCCAGCCCCTGTTTCGCTGCCGAAGTCCCCCGCCAAAAGCACGGAACCATCCGAGTCGCAGGCGCAGACTTGCCAACCCTTGTTCGCGCTTCCTGCGGGCCGCACCTCGGCCCAGTCCGCTCCGCTGTTTGACGTGAGGTAGAGGCGGCCCCGGTTGACTCCAGCCAGAAGTACCGAGCCGTCGGAGTCGGAGGCGCAGGTGCGCCACAGTCTGTCCGCGTTCCCAGCAGGAGTCTGCCTGGTCCACGTCGTGCCGCCGTCGACGGAAAGGTAGAGGCGACCGCCGTAGGCGCCGGCCAGAAGTACCGAGCCGTCGGAGTCGGACGCCGTGACCATCCAGTTCTTGTTCGCGGCCGAGACGGGCGGGGAGTTCCCAATGTAATCCCCCGCCAGGCCCTGGTACTTGTAGGCGCCGTCGATGCTGCTCTGGTCGGTCGCCAGTGCATCGACGTCGCTCGACTGGAAGCGCAGTCCTGCGTCCACGGCCTGCGTGATCTCGAAACCGTTGGCCGCCGCGTCCCAGTGCTGGCAGTCGAGTTGTTTCCATGCACCGAGGTCGCGGTCGTTGCCCATCCATGCGAAGTCCTCGGCGGTGCCGAACCCCCGCGCCGGTCCCTCGCCGACGACCTCGTAAGCGACGTTCTCGCCGGTGTAGGCGATGTCCGGCGTGTTGACGACCGTTCCCGAGTACAGCGTCTCGCCGTAGGCTGTGATGAGGATCGCGTCATCGTAGCTCGGCGGGGTCGCGGGCGGGCGCAGGCGGAAGGAGCAGGCGCCGAAGCCGCCGGACGTGTTGACGTCGTAGGTCAGGTTCTCGGCATAGGCGGTGTAATCGGTGCCGCCCACGGTGACGTTGATCTGGCCGATGAGCGTATGGACCGCGTTGGTGAGAGAACCCGACGCCGGGGCGGCAGGCGCACTTACGACGGTGAAGTCGGTCACGACTGCACGCTGCCTGCCGGATGCGTGACGGTAATTACCCCACTCGTCGCCCCCACCGGCACCTTGGCACTGATCGTGGTGTTACTGACGACGCTCCACGCGGTCGCTGCCGTGCCGTGGAAGGAGAGCGCCGTCGCGCCGATGAAGCCGGTCCCGGTGATGGTCACTGTGTGGCCGACCAGAGCCGAGGCCGGTGCGAAGCCCGTTATGGTCGGCGCGTTGCCGCCGCGCAGGAGGGAGAACAGGCTCAATCAGACTTCCCATCCCTCGGCATAGACACTGCCCGTGAAGCCGCTGCCGCTGGTGTACTTGAGGATGTTGTCGGCGGTGGCCGAGGTGTAAGGCATGTCCAGTTGCCAGATTGCCAGCCATGTGCCACCGATGGCCATTGTGATGATGGGGGTGATGACCGTGTTGCCGCTGTCGGTGGAATCGAAGAAGTCAACGTCGCCCGCGGTCTTGCAGGAGACGACGAGCTTGGTCAGGACGAACTTCGTGCCGGCAGTCGGGTCCCAGATGGTAACGCCGGTCTGAGATGCCGTCAGGGCGACGCGCTTACTCACGCGAGTCTTGCCGTTGGCGGCTATCTTCACGGAGCCGATCTCAACGTCGGGGTTCGCCGTGAGCTTGCCGATGGCCGCTGTGCTGGCAACCAGTTCGGCGTGCTCGGTGTGGACGCCGCCGGTGTCGGTCGTTGCGACGGTCTTGCTGACGCCAGCGCCGTCCAGAATCGAGATGTTATTAGCGATGGTAGCTCACCTCCCGGTGGCGTTGGTGGTCATCATGCCGCCGTCGCGATGTTCGACGGCGCGGAGATGTTCAGGTCTTTGTCGATGGCGGCCATGCGATAACTGCGCGGGCCGGTCGTGGGATCAGGCCAGCTAGTCACGGGGTCGCCCGCCGCGTCCCTTGCCCAGACGACGGCCTTGGGCTGCGACTGATTACTGTCGTAGACGAGGTAGGCGAGCAGGCGCGTGGGGTCGGCCTTGCTGCTCGGGGTCCAGGTCCAGCCGCCGCCGCCGGGGCCGGGGGCTACCCCGCCCCCGTAGAGGAAGAGGCGGCCGCCGACAACTCCCGCCAACAGCACCGAACCGTCGGCGTTCACGGCGCAGCAGTACCATTCTTTATACCCGAGCGCGGGAGGATACGTCTCGGCCCAGCTTGAGCCGCCGTTCGTGGAGAGGTAGACATGGCCGCCGGTGTAACTCCCCGCCAACAGCACCGAACCGTCGGCGCTCACGGCGCAAGTGTGCCAATACTGGTTTATGTTCCCGGAAGTCTCAGCCCAGCTTGAGCCGCCGTTCGTGGAGAGGTAGAGGAGGCCCCATTCGACCCCCGCCAGCAGCACCGAGCCGTCGGAATCACAAGCACAGGCGATCCACCCCTTACTCACGTCCCCGGCAGGCTGCATCTCGGCCCAACTCGAGCCGCCGTTCGTGGAGAGATAGAGACGGCCGGTGCTGACTCCCGCCAACAGCACCGAGCCGTCGGAATCACAGGCGCAGGAGTACCACCACGTATCCACGTTCCCGGCAGGCTGCGTCTCAGCCCAGCTTGAGCCGCCGTTCGTGGAGAGATAGAGACGACCGCCGGAGACCCCCGCCAACAGAACCAGACCGTCGGCGCTCACGGCGCAGGAACGCCAAGACGCATCCTTCCTGATAGGCTTCGTCTCGGCCCAACTCGTGCCGCCATTGGTGGAGAGCCAGAGGCGGCCGGGGAAGGCCCCCGCCAACAGCACCAGACCGTCGGCGCTCACGGCGCAAGTGAGCCAGTCCCCAGACACCCCGTCAGGTCGGGCATCGGCCCAGCTTGAGCCGCCGTTCGTGGAGAGGTAGAGACTGCCGCCGGTGTAACTCCCCGCCAACAGCACCGAACCGTCGGCGCTCACGGCGCAAGTGTTCCAATACTGGTTTATGTCCCCGACAGGCTGCGTCTCGGCCCAGGTTCCAGCCACTGCCGGCGTCTCCGCCGCTCCCGCAGCAAGGCCCCCCGGCACAGTCGGCGGAATCCGGTCCACCGGCGGCGAATGCGGCGTCGCAACCGTGAACTTCGGCCCCACAGCCGTCAGCGTCGTCTCGGCCGCGTCATCCGCCCCCTGCACGCTGTAGTGGTAGACGCGGCTCGGCTGGACGGCGTTGTCGATGTACGCTTCGGCCTCAGTCTTGCCGACGACCCTCGCGTCGCTGCCGTTACCCATGAGGCCGCGAGACACGACGAAGTGGTGATAGGGGCGGCTGTCGTCAGCGCGGAAGGTCGGGCCGAGTTGCCCGTCCCAGGCGATCATCACGCGGTCGTAGCGTGCCCACTGCATCAGTAGGACGTCCGCTTGCGGTCATTGGCGAGGCGCGTGAACTCGGGCTTCAGGCGCCGGACAAGTTGCCGCTTCTCGCGCTCACTCGGCTCGCCGGTCAGGGTCTGCCATGAGACGTTCACATCCACGCTTCCGCCGGGGGTGCTCGCCATCGCGGGGACGGCGGCGAGGGCTGGAACGGGCGCAGTGTTCATCGCGTTCACGGAATTGGCCGATACCTCGACCATGGACGCGAAGATGTCGCGTAGCAGGGTCACGGCGTCAAGCGCGGTCTGCAGCTTGGTCGCATCGGGGATGATGTGCAGGGCGCCGACGATGCCGTTGATCATCTGCGTGAGGGCGCTGCCGATGCCCTGCCAGAGATTGCCGTAGGTCATGGTGGCGAACTTCTGCAGGTTGGCGGCCATGTCGGGAAGTGAGGCGGCGAGATCGGCGATGCTTCCGATGACGCTGACCATGGTACCGATGAAGCCCATCTTCTCGGACTTACTCTTCAGCATCTTGTCGTCCCAAATCGCGAACTGTTTGAGGACGCCTCCGACGCCTTCGATCATGGCTGTGCCGAACGCGGCCCAGTTCTGGCGCATGGTCGTGATGATGGTCTTGGGGGCGTTCGCGAAGTAGGACAGGATGTCGCCGAGGGGGCCGACCATCGCGCCGATGAGGCCCATGCGGTCGCCCTTCTTGCCGAGCATCTCGTCGCTCATGTCCTTGTAGACCTTCAGGACCTCCTCGACGGCCTTCTTGATGACGACGGCGAGGGAGTGCCACTTCTGCGGGATGACGGCCACAGCTTTGTCGGGTGCCTCGACAAACATCGAGATGATGGAACCGAGACTGCCCGCCATGCCCGCTACGGAACCCGCCCGAGTCGCACTGTCGCCGAGCTGCTTCGTGGACAGTTTCTTGAAGACCGCGAGGACTTGATCGACGGCCGACTTGACAACCTTCGCCAGCGCCTTCCACTTCTGCGGGATGATCTTCACGGCCTTGTCGGGGAGATCGGCAAGGGCAGAGATGAAGCTGCCGATGCCGCCCGCCGCCGAGCCGATGCTGCCGATACGCTCGGCGTTACCGGCGAGGCCCTTGGTGCTGGTTGCGGCGAAGACGTTGAGGACTGCGGCGAGCGCCGCACTCAGCACGGTCGCCAGCTTCTTCCACGCCTGCGGGATGATCTTCACGGCCTTGGCCGGCATGTCGGCCATGGCGCCGATGAAGCTGCCGATGCCACCAGCCGCGCTGCCGACCGAACCGGCGCGTTCAGCCTGCTTGGCGAGGCCCTTGTCGGTGAAGACCGAGAGGACTGCGGACAAGGCTGATGCCAGCGTTGCCGCGAGACTGTGCCACGCCTGCGGGATGACCCTGACGGCCTTCTTCGGCATGTCGGCGAGCGCCGAGATGAACGACCCGATGCCCCCTGCCGCAGTGCCGATACTGCCCATGCGTGCGGCGTCCGCGACTAGCATTTCGTCGCTCATCTGCGCGAACGCGGCGTTCACCTGCATCATGGCGTTGAACAAAGCGACGCCGAGCGCGGCAAAGTTCTGTTGTAGCGGCCTGAGCGCCTTCTTTGGCGCGTCCGCGAATACGGACAGGATGCTGCCCAGTGCGCTGGTGATGCTCGCGAGGCTACTCATGCGCGTGCCCCAGAGCCCGACCAGTTCGTCGGTCAGGGACGCGAAGCCGCTATTGAAGGCGATCATCGCGTTGAATGTCGCGGCGCCAATCCCGGCCCAGTCGCGGTTGAGAATCTCGATGATGTTCTTGGGGATGGATGCGAGTGTGTTGGTTAGGTCGGCCCCGGCCGCGGCGGTTTCGGCGGCCGTCTTCTGGACGTCCTCGACGATGGTCGCGCCCTTGAGCATGATCTCGGTCCCGGCCTTGTCGAGTCCCATCCACCCACCGGCGACGGCCTGACTCTTGCTCATGCCCACTGGGCCGGACATGCCGGGAATCTGGACGTTGATTATCGCGAGTGCGTCGGCGGCGGCCTTCAGCGCCTCCTTGGCCTTCTTTGCCTTTGTCGCCGTATCGTCCAATGCGCTTGGGTCGATGTTCAGGAGTTGCTGCGATAGCAAGGCTACGGCTGGGGCCGCGATGGTGCCGAGTCCCTTCAGATCGTCGATGGCCCCGACGATCTTCTTCTTGCCCTCCGCCGTGAGGGGCCCCTTGTCGAATATGGCCTGGGTGGTGTCCAGGATCTTCCCCGCGGCCTTGGCCACCTCCTGATCGGACTTCTCTCCCAGAAGGTGCTTCCACTGGGCCTCGAGGTTGGACGTCATCCTGCTCAGTCCGAGTGCCGGGCCTTTGGTCTGCTCATCGAGGGACGCCATGACGTCGGATGCCATGAGATCGGCGAACTCTTGGTACCTGTCCGACAACACGCCGAACTTGTCGGCTATACGCTCCAGGTTCAGAGTGACTGCATCGGCGAAACCCTTGGTGGCATCCGCGGCCTGTTTCTCGGCGTCTTTCCACTCCCTGTAGAACGGCCTGACCAGAAGAAAGGCCGCGCCCGCGGCGGCAGCGGCGATGATGAATGGACCGAACGACACGGCGGCAGATGCGATGCCAGCGCCCAGGGAACGGAATGCACCGCCGGTCTTGGCCGCTACTATGCCGAGCCTGCTCACGGGCTGCTCTGCCTTACCGATCGTGCCGAGCGTGGGTGCGAGGCCGGCGGCGGATCCCGCCTTCTGCATGGCCGAGAGGTCTTGCGCCTTGAAAGCCGCATTCAGGTCTGCCTGCCTGTTCATTCGCGGAGATGCGTAGGGAGCGCCCATCCCGCCCAGGCTGCCGCCAGCGCGCGCCGCGTTATTGGCCACCAGCGCAGCGGTGTCGGCGTCGATGGCGGCCGTCTCTCCCGCCCAGCCCATGGTTTTCAGCGCACCCTTGAACGCCTGCGCCGACTGCACTGACTTGGTGAAGATGAGGGCAATGGCACCGAGGGGGACGCCGAGGGCGAGGATGAGGGCAGGGACGGGGCCGAGGAAGCCGAACGCCTTACCGAACGCCTTGCCGACGCCGCTCACCACCTTGATAGCACGCGGCCCCCAGGTACCGATGAACCCGGCTATGGCGGTCATGGCTGGGGACATAATCTTGCCGATCTGCGCCCACATGAGCGCCCACGTCAGGCTGACCTTGCGCTGCGATTGGATGAACTTCTCGTAGCCGCCCTTGTCGAACTTGAAGCCGGACTTTTTGACGATGTCGTTGTAGCTCTGGATGAGCTTCTCGTCCGTGGAAATCCAGCGGCCGAGGACCTGCCAGCCACGGCTGAAGAGGGCCATGGCGACGCCCGCCTTCAGGCTCGAGTCCTTCGTCTCGCTGAGGCGATCGCGGACTTCGGGGAGTAGTTCGGATGCCGTCTTCCACTCGCCACTGGATGTCTTGAGCTTGACACCGAGGTCCTTGAGCGCCCCCGCCTGCGCTCCGACTCCCGACCGCGCCTTGTACAGGTTCTTCGTGAACATGGCGATGGCCTTGGCCCCCGCCTCTGCGTCCACGCCGGTCATCTTGAATTGCGCGTAGAGATTGGTGGCGGCCTCTGGATTGATGCCGGAAACGAAGCCGATCTTCGTGATGCTGGCCCCGAGGGCGGCGTAGGTCTGGATCCCCTTGACGCCCATGGCGATGAAGCCGCCGATGGCCGCAGCCGCGACGGCGAACGTCTTGACGATGCCGCCGCCCATCGAGTTGAAGCCCTCAAGCGAGCGACCGATGCTGGACATGCCCTGGCTGATGTTGCCGGATACCAGGAAGCGCAGGGCGTTCTTGAGGTCACCGAAGCCGCGCCCGATGCCAGACATGCCGACCTTCTGGAACGCGAGGCCGAGACCGTGCATGTTCTTGTTCAGGTGCTCGGCGTCGACGGACGCCTTCTTCATGGTGCTGGAGTAGCCCTTGTCCTTGCCCTGCAGTACGGCCTGGACATTGAAAGTGGCCGTCTTGTTATAGGACACTACTTAGCTCCGTGATATTCGGCGGCAACCTTGGCCGCGACGTTGAACTGCTCGACCGTCAAATCAAGTACGTCCTCTCTGCGCCACTTGTAGGCGATGCACAAACGGAAGATGTCCTTTTCGGTTACGACTTCTTGCGCGCCGTCCGCTTCGGCGCCGGAGGAGGGTCTGATTCGGCCTTCGTCGTGGCCCACGCGATGATTGCGCGCAGCAGTGCGCCGTACTCAAGTTTCTCCGCCATCTCGTCGAACTTCAGAAACTTGTCCTTGCGCCGCTCGGTGATCCAGGCAAGGCCCAGGAGCCACTCCGGAGGGATGTTGGAATACTGCTCGGCGTCTTCCGTCTCGAACGCCTTGCCGATCTTCAGCATGGCGTACTGCGGGTTGACGCCGGTCTTCTCGCGGTAGGCCATCTGCTCGGCCAGCTTCCAGTTGGAAGGGTCGGCGTCGATGTCCATGGGCGCGGGTTCGGCCTCTACTTCGTCGGCTGTGATCGTCTTCACTTCGTCTGTCATGTGTCCCCCTCGTGGTGCTTACGCGCTGAGTTTGTGCCCGGTGTGTTCGGCGATTTTCTTGGTCATGTCGTTCCAGTAATCCTTGAAAATCTTGTCGAGGTTCTTGTCCACGGTCGGGAAGAAGAAGTGACCCATCGGGAAACCGTCCTTCATCCCGCTACGTTCGCGGACGCCGATGATGTGTCCGCCCCTACTAGCGCCATGCTTGGCGAACTGTTCGGCGTGCGATTTGTGCGAGCGCGTCGCGTTCAGCGGAACATGCGCGCCGCCGTGCCTGCTGCGCCACCACACTCCGCCGCCGAACTCACTGACGACGAAGTGCGGAGTGCGTGCGTCGCCGCCGGTGACGGACGAGTAGTCGACACCGGCATGCGTCTTGATAGACTTGCGGATGATGCCGTGCGGGGTATTGTGCGGCGTGGCCCCCGGACGGTGCGTGATGCCTTCCTTCTTCTTCGCATCGGAGCGGCGCCGCCGCCGACCTTTGCCCACGCCGCCGGTTGTCGGTTCCGCCGCCTTGATGATGACCGCGAGCTTGCGCGCCCACAGGCGGTTGACCTTCTTGAGAAGTGGGCGCACGTCCTGTGAGGTGTGCTTCAGCCCCTTGGCCATCTCCTCAAGACCGTCGATACGGAAAGTCTGACCCTGCTGCCCGGACGGGATCCCTAGGCGTGCCACTTAGGCGAGCCCCGCCACGTAGTAAGGGCCGTCGTTGAAGTTGACGACGAACGGCTGCTCGACCACGCCGTCGATGGACGCGCTGATGGACGTACTGCCCAGCGTGCCAAAGCCGGTGTAGCGGATTTCATAGCCCGCCGTGGAATCGACGAACAGGTCGACGCCGATGCGCGGATTGGTCGAGATCATCTCGTTGAACAGGGTCTCGTCCACATAGAAGCCCTCGATGTTGGCTGTGCCCTGGGTAATCATCGCGACCTGCCGCTTGAACGTGTCGCCGAAGGAGGTCACGTCGACGAACTCAGTGGCGAAGTCCAGCGTCCACGACTTGCACTCGCCGACTACGGCGACGGGCAGGTACTTACCCGTGATGAACACGTCCCCATCACCGGGGGTCGCTGCCCACGTGACGATGCCGCCGGGGCGCTGGATGGATGCGTAGCTCGTGACCGGAGTCGCGTTGTCGGGGTAGTCAATAACAACGGCGGTGTCCGGGTCGAGGAATCGCTTGGCCTCGTCGGCGATGGTGAAGACGGTCTTGGCGGCGTTGGCGGTGGTGGCCTCGTTCGTCAATGCCGTGGTGCCGGCCCCGATCTGGGCCATGTAAACGGCCCCGAGGCGTCCCTTGATAACGGTCATAGGTCAGCCCCCCACTCAGGCGTAGGCGAGGGGGCCGCTGGCCGCGAACGTCCAGTTGATCTCGACGATGCCATCCACAGCCGCGCTGATGGAAGCCGAGACGTAGGCCGGGCCGTGGTAGTAGTGCGTGGCATCGACGTAGCAGCGGATGTCTCCCACTTCTGTGCCAGCGAGGACCGCCGTCTGTAGCGCGAGCTGGCCGGTGGTGTCGGTGATGCAGTAGTTGCCCTTCGCGGTGGCGGACCATGTGGCGAAGGTCGGGGTACTCTCTCGGAAGGTATCGCCGAAGGACGTGGTGTCAACGGTCTCCTGGGAGATGTCGAGCGACCAATTCTGGCACTCCAGAATGGCATTGGCGGCGACGCGGATGCTCGCCAGGTTTCCTTTCAGAACGCTCACACGTCCTCCTTAACGGAAATGGCCGCTTCCGCGGCCTCTTGTTTGACTGGCTTCGGCGCCCTCTCGGGCGCGGGTTCCTTCTTCGGCGGCGAGCCCGGAATGAACTCTTCCGCCTCCCTCTTCGCGATGAGTTCGCGCGCCATCTCGGGGCCGTAATCGACCACCGATCCAGCCGCGCAACTGTCGCGCTTGACGAGTAGCTTGACCTTCACGTATCTCCCTTCGATTACGGTGTCACGCGAGCCGTGACATTCAGCGCGAACTCGACCCACACAACGCGCGCGGGCGGGTCTGGGCGCATGCCCTGGTGCCAGTTCTGCGACGCGATCTGCACGTCCTGCACGCTGCCGGTCATGGTGTCGTTGCTGCCCAGTTCAGCCACAATCTCGGCAAGGATGGCGGCGCAACGGTCGCGGGCGGCCTTAGCTGAGACGTTGATCCCGAGTTTGCTTGTGGACGCGGCCACGAGCAGGCTGCCGGGGACTGAGTACGTCTCCGCGATGACCGTGCTACCCATCGCCGCGAGAGTCTGCTCGACCGTGACCTCCTCGCCGAACTCGATGCCCTCCATGCCCAGGTCTTCGGGGGCGACCGGGCAAGAAAAGATATTGACGCCGCTCAGGCCGTTCCGGGTGCCCAGCGCACCTACGAGAGAATCGAGGAAGTCGGGCAGGGTAGTGGGAGCCATTAGCCGAGCCCGGGGCCGGAGTGGTCATAGAGGCGCAGCGCGAGCATCACGTGCGGCAGGCCGGACCAGGCCCCGCCGTAGCCATCGCCGCGGGTCCACGAGTAGGAGGTGCCCCCCGCCTCGTAGCTGTCGGCCTGCCATGGTGTGTTGCTCGGCGGCATCTCGGTGATCGCCACCTCGAGCGCGGCTCGTTTGATGAGCGGCGGCACCGCCGGGTACCCAGCAACGTAGGTGACGCGAGCGTTGGCACGACTGCGAGGCCAGTGCCCCGCAAGCCACACAATCTCGCCGGTCGGAAGTACCTGGATTGCGCCCAGCTCGTCGGCGGTCAGGTCCGTCCACACGGTCCCGGATCGTAGCGATGCCGAGACGACGGTCGTGGGCATGGGCCAGTCGAGGAGCAGGGAGTGGCGCCAGTTGCCGTCGTGGAGCTCGTCGGTGTGCTGCGTCGGAACGAAGTCGACCTTGCACGCGGCGGTGAACAGGCTGCGAATCTCGGCTTCCTTGGCGACGATATCGGCATCCAAATACTCCGACGTGTCGGAGAGTTCGGCGATGTGGAAGGCGCGCGCCTCGGCAACGGTGAAGAGTGTGGTCGGTGCCTCGGCCACAAGGTCGTATCCGACCGCGACCGTGACCGAAGACGGAACAGCACCATCGTTCGTGACCACGCAGGCGATGTAGTCGTAGCTGCCGGCGTCGACGCGGTAGACGTTGCCGCCCGTGCCCGAGGTGCTCGGCGCCGCCGTCTCGGTGTAGGCGGCGAGGATGGCCCCGGCGGCGACCGTGGCGAAGTCCGCGTTGGCGACGTAGAAGCGCACACTGTGCAGTACGTTGCACTGGACGCGGAAGTCGACCTCGGGCGGAACCGAGATCAGGTACGCCACGACGGCGCTCGATGCGGCGGCGTTGACCGCGGCAGTGTCGACGAGGACGGTTTCAGCCATGGATGCGCCCTACGCCCTGTAGCCGTGCACGATGGTCGTGCTGTGGTCTGCGGCAGACGTGGTCACGTTGATGTTCTTGTTCGCGGTTACGGGGATGCTCGGGCGGCCACTGTTGAAGGTCTGGTTCGCGCCGAGGTAGATGGCCCCGGTCGGCGGATACAGCGCGACCGCATCTTCGTCCTTGACGACGAAGCTATTGGCGGTGCCCTCATTGGAAAACACGATCTGCTCGATGACGATTGACTTGCCCGCGCCGGGGGTCGCCTTGACTTCTGTGGCAGTCAGGGCGGCGACAGTGCTGGCGGCGCTGGCAACCCATCCGCCTGTTGCATCACCTGACATTACTTACCAGCCTTTCGCGGAGTTGGCTTCGTGGTACGTGCCGCCGCGTTGCGGGGCGGCTCGACTTCGGCGGTCCTGACCACGGGGGCGGGGACCGGCTTCGGATACGGCTCGGCCTGCCCCTCCTCGATGAGGAACGTGGCCGTCTTTTCGTTGATGTTGACGACGGTGCCTTCGACGAGCCACTGGCTGTCGCAGGTGCCGGGGATGGTGGTGAGCATGGCAATCTTCATGGGCATCCCCCTTGGGGCGGGGTAGGGGCCGGGCCGGGCGGGTGGCCCGGCCCCGGAGTGGTTGTTAGCTCTGCGGAGCGCCTGTTATCAGGCGGCGACGCCGTTGAGGACCCACACGTCGTTCTGCTTCTGCCAGGTGCCGCTCGCGCCGTCGACGCAGCTGATGTAGAGGCTGCCGTCGGCGTAGAGGGTGTCGGCGCCGAGTTCCGCGATGATGGTGGCGTCGCTGTTCGACTGGCCTGCGGCGAGAATGCAGGGGAGGCCGTTGGCGTCGGTGCCGAGGACCATGTAGCCGCCGCCCTGAATACCGTGGACCTTGGTGTTGTAGCCGGAATCGGCCATGGGTTTCCTTTCAGTTGGTACAGCCGGGAATGCCCCGGCCTATCCCGTGAGGGGCGGGGGCGGCCCGCATGGGACCGCCCCCGAGAGATGATCGAGAATTACAGGAGCGCCAGGCACTTGTTCGTGGATGTCTGGAACAAATCGGCATCCATATAGCAGCTGAACCGAACAACACTCTCGAACGCGGTGAAATACACGCTGTCGTCGCGCTCGATGTTGACGCCGCCGATGCGACGGACCTTGTACTCAGACACGTCACCAAAGGTAACGGGCTTGAGGGTTGTCGTGCAGGCCGGATACGCCGCGTCCTCGAACAGGGGCTTGCCGAGGATGCTGCCGATGCCCTTGTCCTTGGCGATGTCGTGGAGCAAATAATCGCCGTCGGCGTTCTTGAGCTTGAAGATGATCGCCAGTGCACCCGAGCCTGCGATGAAGGAACCGCGCGAACGCGAGCCCGGCATCACGGACAGGTAGAGGTCGATGATCTCGTCGCAGGTGAACGTGGTCTTGGACGCAGCCGTCACGCCAGTAGCAGTCTTGGTCGGCAGGCCGTCCGGCATGGTGGTGCCGGTGCCCGTAGCCAACTGAGACGCGACCTTCGTGGCCAGGGCGCGACTTGCGACCTCGCCTACGGCCTGCATGATGTTGACCTGAGAGTCGCGAATCAGCTCTTTGGTCAGGGTCATGTAGCCGTCCTGGCGGTACGAATCGAGCTGAGCCTGCGCGAACACAGGGTTGGTCAGGGTAGCGGCGGTACGCTCAGCCGTCTGCGCGGCGGAAGCGTCAGTCGCGAGAATCGGCCAGAGCATCGTGTTGCCGTCGGCCGTGTCGACGTAGGTCGGACCCGCCTGCAGGACGCCAGACTCGGCGTTCTCGTGCCAGATGACGTTGCTGATCAGCGTGCTGGCGTAGGTATAGCCCGCCTTCACGGTCTTGGACGTGTCCTTGAACCACTCTTCGTCGGCGCGCTTGGTGAAGGGCACGGTCAGGTAACGCTTGACCGGACCATCCTCAGTCGGCGCGGAGCAGAAGCGTTCGACGGAACGCAGCATCGGGTCGACGGCCGCGGGGGCCCCAGAACCCTCTGCATGGATCACGGACTCGAGCTTGGCGCGGGACTCAGCAACTTCCGCGTCCATGCTCATGCGCTCGGTCTCGTCCTTCTCGAGCTGGGCGAAGCGCCGGGCGTCGGCAACGGCGCGCTGGTAGCTCTCTTCAAGCTCGCCTTCGCCGTTGTAGTCGACGTTCTCCGCGATCTCGCGGGCGTCGGTGATGGCCTTGGCCTTGCGGTCAAGAATGTCCTTGATAGTCACTTGGTCACTCTCCTATTTCAATTGCGAGTAGCTCGATCTCGCGGAGTGCCAAGTCCCGGCGGCTGAGTGTCACTGACGGCTCAGGCGTGGTGTCCTCTAGCGGCTCAACGATGTCTTCGATGTCATCCGAGCGATGCCCGGAGTCGTCTTCATGGGTGGGGGTCCACAGGCGGGCGGTCTCGCCGGCCTCGTATGCTTCGCGGACCTCTTCGATGCTGTAGCCCGACAGATTGGCACAGCGTAGGAACAGGCGCGCCGACACGTCAGTGTCCTCATATGCGGGGAACACGACCGGGCTCACGTCGTACAGTTTGGCCTCGCGCACTGTGATGAGGGGAAGGTCGGTGGTATCCGGGTCCGCCGACTCGCGAGTTTCCTTGATGGTCTCGAAAGCGAAGCTGGACTGGGTGATGTCGCCGCGGTCGATGGACGTCCAGAGGTCGCGGGCGGCCTGCGTGTCGGGCAGGTCGATTTCGTAGGCGAGGCCGGACAGGTCCTCGACCAGTCGCAGGGTGCCGGCCTTATTCCGGCCCAAGACGATGTTCGTGTCGTGGTTGAACAGGGCGCGGATGTCGTTCTCTTTGATTGACTTCTTGAACGCCCTGGGGGCGATCTGCTCACGGAACATTCCCATGATGGTCGTGGGCGAGTTGAACATCGCGGCGTGCCCGATGAGGGTGTTGCCGCCGTCGGTGCTGCGGATATCGAACTCCGTAGCCACTGAACGAACTTGCATGTCGGTCTTCACAGACCCTCCTTGGGTGCGTGCGTCGGCCTCCCGTGGGGGCCATGTTTTTAGTAGGGGTGGTAGCTGGGGCCAGGGTTGAACTGGCGAAAGCAGGGTTATGAGCCCCGCCGGGGAACCGTCCCTCCCAGCGACGTGCTACTTACACTTGGGGCAGAAAAAGTCCCTGCAGATCGCAGGCCGCGATTCGTAGATGGCACACGACGAGCCGAGCTGCTTGTTTGATCTCAGGTGCAGGCACTTCGACTGGCCGTACACTTCCATCAGGCCGTCCGCGCGGTCACGCAGCGTCAGGCCGTGGTAGCTCAGGAACCTCGCCGTGTCTTCGCTCTTGCTCATGGCCACGCAGTAGTCGCGACAGCAGGCACCGCAGCGGGTACAGCCCGTCACGGGGCGGGCTCCGGCGGCGCGGGCTCCGCGGGCGCGGGTTCTGGCGGCGCGGGCGGCTCCGGCACCATCAGCATCCCGTCCGGGCCGATGGGCGCGGATGCCGTGTTGATGTAGTGCGCGTCGCCGCCGGGGAAGGGATTTTCGTCTTCCTTGTTGAGGATCCAGTTCGGGCTCGCGGCGCCGACGTTGGCGAGTTCCTTGTAAAACGCGGCCCTGGCGGCCATGTCGCCGCGCATCAGGGCGTTGAGGTTGAACTTGCAGTACCAGTCCGCGTTGCCGCGCGTATCGACCGTCTGCGCGTAGTCAACGATAAGCGGCTTGAACGCGGCCTCGACGAACTTCACCCACGGCGCGAGCGCGAAGACCACGAAGGAAATCTGCATCTGCTCGATGCCGGTGCCCCATGAGGTCGAGCTGGTCACATCGGCGAGCATGTGCGGCGGGATGCCGAACCAACGCGCGACCTCAGAAACCTGGAACTGGCGCGTCTGCAAGAACTGCATCTGTTCGTTCGTTATCGACAGAGCGTTGACGGTCGCGCCGCCGCCGAGCACGGCAGTTTTGCCGACTTGGTCGAGGCCCGCGTGTAGGCGGTCGAAGCGGTCGGCTGTCTTCTTCGCCACGTCGTCGTCAACCTTGCCCGGCACCGTGATGATGACGTTCGGCGTCGCGGCGTTGGCGAGCTGCTTGGATCCGTGCTTCTCGGCGCCAAGGCCGAGGCCGATGGTCTGGCGCATGTACTCGACGGGGGACAGGCCGCGCAGCGCGCCGGGCAGCATAATGCCGGGGATGTGCAGGATGTCGCGGCTGGTCAGCGTCCGGCCGTTGATCTCGTATATCTTCTCGCCGGTCTTCGGGTCGCGGTCGACGACCACGAGGCGCGGGTCGAGGGGCCACATCTCCTGCAGCGTGCCCCGCGCGTGCACCTTGACGGAGAACGAGTCGCCGCCGAGGAGGATGGAGGCCATCGTCTGCTGCACGAAGCTCGGCCAATCCGTCTCGGGGTTCGGCTTCACCATCCATGGCGGCTTGGGGCGCACGAACGTCTTCGGGCCGAAGCTGACGTAGGAACCCACGGGAAGACTCGACATGCCGTGGCTGATGAGCCTGACCGCAGCGAACACGGCAGAGTAGGTCATCGCCGTCTCGTGACTTACGGGAATGCCGGTGTAGGACTCGGGACCGCTCCTGTCCCAGAAGACACCGGGGTCGCGCTGAGCCGGCGTCGTGGTGCCGAACCAGTTGAGGGCCGCGCGCTTCAAGATGCTCACGAAGGCTTACCCCCCATGGCTTGACCGATAAGAATGAGGACGACTCCGAAGACGAACCACGCGAGCCATGGTGCAATCTGGTACGCGCCGTAGCAAAGAGCGGCCATGCCGCCTAGCTCAAACACTGATCCTGCGTATTTCATCCGTCCGTCCCTGTGTCTTCGCCGGGAATGTAGAAACTGGTTGCGTCATCCGCATTGGCCATCGAACGTTCCAGCGCGGAAAGCATGGCCATCACGCCGTCGATCTTGTCGGCGGACTTGGTGCGGCTCGGGCGTACATGGTCGTCGCGGTCGTACTCGGCGACGGCGCCGCTTATCATCCAGCGGGCCACGGGGTTTCCGCCGTGGTTGAGCCGCTTCAATGACAGCAGCGACTCGAGGTACTTCGCCGGCGCGTTCATGCCGCGATAGCCCTGCGACACGTCGGCCAGCTCCAAGCCCTGCTCGATAAACTCGCTGATGACCGGGTAGGAGTGGAAGTTGTCGTAGCCAATCTCGGTGTTGCGGAACTTCTCGCAGTCGGCGAACACCTGCGCCTGCACGTCGCGGTGGTCGATGAGGTCGCCGGACGTGATGGTGACGAATCCGGCCTTGGCCCATGCCTCAATCTGCGGCCCCATGCGCTCGCGGGTGACGACGGCCTTCTCGGGTATCCAGAAGCGCCAGAGAACATCCGCGCCGAAGCCCTCGCCGTCGTCGTCCCACGGGAACAGCAGTGCCCACGCCGTGAAGTCCTGCGTGTGCGACAGGTCGAGGCCGCCGTAGAACGCGCGGCCCTTCAGATTCTCTTCGTTGATGAGGCCGCCGCAGCGGTCCCACGTCGGCATGTCAATCCACTTGGTCTCGGACGATACCCACTGATTCAGGCGCAGGCGGCGAACAGAGTGCTCTTCCGTGGCCGATGTCTTGGCCTTCGCGACGGAACTGCGCAAGTCGTCGGGGCGCAGGAACTCCCCGAGCGCCGGGTTCGCCAGCGGCCAGACCGATTCATCCTGCCAGTCGGCATCAACGGGCACGCTGTAGATGAAGGCCAACAGGTCTTCGTCTTCGGCCAGGCCCTCGATGACATGGCGGGCGTGTTCGTGTTCGTCCCACGCCAGTCCCTCTTGACCGGACCCGGCGGTCGTAATCGCCATGAAGACGGGTTCGGTGCGCGTGCCCTGACCCTGCGCCAGCACGTCGTAGAGGTTCCTGGAGCGGTGACGGTGGACCTCGTCTACGCCCACAGCCGAAGGGTTCACGCCGTCGTTGTAGTCGGCGTCGGCCGACATGACCTCGTAGAACGCCTCGATCTGCGGGTGCAGGATGGTCTTGGTCGAGTCAGACCACTTGGCGCGCTTGCGCAGCACGGCGTCCTGCTTGACCATGCTGACCATGACCTTGTAGGTCTGGCCGGCCTGCTTCTTCGCGGCGGCTGCCGAGTAGATTTCGCCGCCGTACTCGCTTAGGCCGAAGAGGCAGTAGAGCAGGATGGCCGCGATAAGCTCGGTCTTGCCGTTCTTCTTCGCGACCTCGAACCAGAGGCGGAGAAACCAGCGCGTGCCGTCGCCCCGAACGCAGGCAAAGAACGTGAACACGATGACGAACTGGAACGGATACAGGACGAACGGACAGCCGTAGTACGGCGCCTTCGTGTGTCGGCAGCGGCGCTCGATGAAGTTGACGGCGCGTTGGCCCTTGGCCTCGTCGACCTCATACCCGAGCTTGCGCAGCTCTGCGGACAGGGCCGGAGCGCGGGGGTCGAGGGCGTCGCGAATGTTCCGCGTGCCGGCCGCGGCGACGATTTCGGCAAGCCGTTCCTTGACCGCGCCGGGGACCGTCCTGTGCTTGGCTACGGGTTTGCGGCGCCGCTTCCTAGTCGATGCCGAGGTCGTCTTCGTCATCCGACTTCGGCAGTGCCAGCCGGAGGCGCGACGTAGGCGATAGTCCGAGCTCGGAGATGTAGAATTTGAGTTGGGTGCGACATTGATTCGCGGCAGTCACGGCGGGGTTCTTCTGCTCGCCCCGTTCGGTCATCACGCCGAAGCCGTGTTCTGCTACCTCCCGGTTGGCGTGGTCAAGCTGCGCGCAGCAGATGCAGTAGTCCCCCAGGAGGCGCGCGTCGAGCAAGGCGATGATCCCCAGCTTGTCCAGCTCGGGAACGACGCGCTTCCATTCGGCCCGAGCGTCTCGGGACATCGTGTTACGGCCCAGGAGCTTCATCCACTTCGGCTCGGGCGGTGCCTTCGGGTCGGCATGGACGCCGGTATCGGTGGCGCCCCCGCCGCCCTGAATGACCTGCAGCGCGGGCGCGGTCGGCTTACGGCCTCGCATGGGAACTCCTCGCGTTGCGGAGGCGAACGAGTGGCGCATATCTCTCGACGCATTCGGGGCAGAGATAACTCCAGTCGAATGGAATGCTGAGAAGGGCTGGGTTGTCGATCCACTCAGGCCCGCCAAGCCCAGTAGCGTGCTCGGCGGATATGAAGTGGCCGCAGCCAGAGCAACGCTCCATGTCAGCGCCTCTCCTTCGCGTTGCGACTTCCAATGTGCCCCCCCTGCCGCCGCTGGCACTGCACGCAGGACAGGCGCAGGGGCCCAGACTCGGACCCGCCGGCGGATACGGGCGTGATGTGGTCGGCCAGCCAGTCGCGGATCGGTAGCGACTTGGATCGTCCGCAGGTGGCGCAGGTCGCGGCCCACACACCATCACCAATATGCACGCCGTGCATATTTAGTTGGTCGCGGACGAACTTGCGGCGGCGGCGGCGCTCACGGTCGTAATCGGGACGGCGATCTCGGGTGGGGGCAGCGTAGGCGAAGGGCTTGGGCTTGTGCGCGGGGTCGGAGCAGTGGAGTTTCCGACAGACCCGGCACGGCGGCGCGGGTTTACTTGGCAAGGGGCACGGACGCGCGAATACGATCTCGCTCACATTGCGTGAGTGGCGGCGAGCGGAAGCCCTCAGCGTTGCCGGGGTACCAATGGATGTGGACGCGCTTGAGCGGCGGCGTGTAGACGTGCGGGGTGTTGCGGACCTTGCTCACGCTTCTCGATTCCCGTCGCAACCGGCGCACTCCAGTTTGCACGTGCGCCAGTCTGAGGCGCAGTGCCGGGCCGCGTTCCTTGCTTTGTATGCTGAATCGGGCATACCCGTGCGACCAGACTGCGCGTTCAGGTAGCGCAGTTCCCAGTGGTCCCAATGGTTGCGCTGGATGTGCGTCCGGAAGATGGACGTGCCGCCCATGCACTCACTAACGTGTCTCAGGTCTGCCTCGCGCCCAAGCACTGCGCGTTCCAGTTCACGCCAGCGGGTCTGTTCCTTCACGATCTGGCGGTGGCGTAGCGCAGCCGGACTCATCCTTCGAGTCCCGGCCGGCTTCTTCGTCCCGCCACTCTTGCTCATACATCTCTTCCCAACTTAGAAATGTGTCGCAGCCACCACCCTCTGCTGCAACGTCCGCGGCCCCACTTCGGCGTGCTTGGCCGCTCGCAAATGGAGCGGCACCGTTGCCTGCCACGGTCCTCGGGATACGATCCGCCTTAGCGGCCCCTCTATCCTTATGCGAGTCGTAGGGTATTTGCGCCCGCATCTTTATCTGGGCACACCGCAAGCGGTCCCGGACAGATGTGAAGTGGACGCCCTCGAACGCCGCGATCTTGCGTAGGGAGAGGTCGCCTCGGTACCTCATCACCACCACATCGAGCTGCTTGCGGGTCAGCACCGTCAGGTCGAAACTCGGGAAGCTCTCGGCCGCAACCTCGTTGGCCTCCGCGATGTCAGCGCGCGAACCGGAGTTACAGATACGCTTAGCCAACGGGCACCTCGCGTTGCCGCGCCGTGAGCACGGACAAATCCACATGAGGAAAGTCCCCGCTTACGGCGTACTCCTCTCGGCCAGTGCTTGGATAGCGACGCGATGTGCGGAGCCGGGGGCGGTCGACTGAATTGCGACGAGGGCGGTCTTCAGCCGGTTGTTCTCCGCCTCTAGCTCGGCAATAGCGGCGTCGGCTTCTTGCTCAAGCGCCCACGACGCCTTGAGATGACGCGACCGGGAGCCGCGTCTGTACTGCTCAACTGCGCTCATAGTGTGCTCCTCTGATTGATTTGCCTGTGGTAGTCCGTGTCAACGGGCACATCACCTTCGTCGTAGTCGGCACGGAGGAAGAATCTACTAGCGCCGCCGGAGTCGCCCAGGCCGCCACTGTTGGCTCCCAAGCGGCCCGTGTCCCACTTCCCGTAGGTCGTGTCCGACGTCTTCGCGGGCGTGTGCCCACCAGACGACACGCTCCGCCCCGTCTGCGCGTCCAGCATCGCGCAGGGACAGTTCGGGTCGGTGTGGATGCGGACGGGTTCCTTGCCGTCGGGGGCGTAGCTCATATCGTCCATCGGCGGCTTGTCCGAGTCGCTGCCGAACGTCTTGCCGCCACTGTTGTGACGAACCGCCGTCCCCGACTTCGCCGTCCCCTCCCGCGTCTCGTCGCAGGTGCATTCGAGGATGAGGTTGGCGGGCCAGCGACCGGAGGGAGAGTAGGAATCTTCGCGCTTTCCAGTCCACTCTCCGTAGGCGCTGCCGTTCCGGTTGCTGTCCAAGCCGACGACGCTGGCACACTTCGCGGCGTGGTCCGGTCCGCTAGGTATCCGGCACTCATCAATCCCCAGCTCCCGCATCGGCCCCGGCTTGCGGGCGAGGATGATCGGCTCCCATGCGGGCTTTAAACACGACTTGCCTTTCGGAAATCCGCTGCCGTACAGCCACATGAGCGTGTCGCGGATCTCGAAGCCGGCGTCTTCGATAGCGCAGGCGAGGCGATGCCATGTGCGGGTGCCGCCGAAGGCGAGGAGGTAGTGGGAGGGCTTGAGGACGCGGAGGGCCTCGGTGGCCCACTCTTCATGCCACTCCTGCATCGCCTCACGCTGCTGTAGGATTTTAGGCTGTCCTTTGGGGTCCGCGGATTTCATCCATGTTCCGTAGCGCGGCAAACCCATCCCTGACCGCTCCACAGATGCATGACGATGTGATTTGTCGCCGAGCTTGTCCCACTCCTTCCCCATGAACTCCAGCCCGTAGGGCGGGTCGCAGCAGACCGCGTCAACGCTGCCCGCGTCCATCGCGGCCATGGCCTCGAGACAGTCGCCGTGCAGAAGCTCGTGGGTCACTTCTGCCGCGCCAGGTCGAGAAGCCAGTTGCGTAGTTCCTCGTCGGTCTGATGCCACCAGAGGCGGGGGTCCTCCGGGGTGATGTCCTTGATGAGCCGCAGGACGAAGCGAGCCTCGCACTCGTAGTAGTCGTCCTCCACTTCGTTATGGGAGCGGCTGCATTCGATTAGCGCATCTGCCACCATTTCCTCTGTCAGCGGCCCATACGTGAGCTTGGTGCAGTTGGGGCAGGACGGCAGACCGACATCGTTCGTGTCCATGATGTCGAGAACCTGGTCTAGTTCGGCCCCGGTCTCGAGGTGCTCGCAGACATACACTGTCGCTCCGCACTTCTCACACGTGAGCGTGACCTTCATCGCGTCGCCGCCCACACGACGAGGATGAGGGCCAGGACCGCGATCGCGAAGATGGCCGGTATCCACACCGGGGCCAGCACCCACCACCACGACCAGGCGATGACGCCGGTCAGCTTCAGGACGATGAAGGCGACGGTGAGTAGGCCGCAGAAGCCGATGCCGCCGTTCGATGTCGAGTTGTCGGTCATGCGCCATCCCTGATGTTCACGCAGTCCGCGCCGAGGACGACGGTCTTCTTGCCCTTGCGCGACACTGAAACGTAGGTGCCGCAGGTGTAGCCGATCTGCCGGCGCACGATCATCACGCCGTGCTTCTGCCGGCGGCGATAGACGTTCTCGTAATCCATCTCCGCGCCGCAGAGGTGGCAGGTCGCTCCGCCGATGGTGTTCACGTTGCCCTCGAGGGGGTTCGCCTTGCTGCTCGGGGTCCAGGTCCAGCCGCCGTCGTCGCCGCCGACATGGAAGGTGTCTCCTGCGAACTTTGTCTCCATGGTGCCTCCTGTTGCGGGGTGTGGGACTAGTGTGACTGGCGGAAGTGGGGACGGAGGGCACCCAATCGCGTCGCGAGAGTCGGGCGCGGACGTAGGCGTATCTGCGGCGGGAGCCAGATCGGGTTTCTAGGCTCACCCACATTTTGCCAATTGCGCACTCACTTGCGTTGTCT